AACAGCAATGGAGAATAAAGATCTAATCAATACCCAATTATCAGACAGACTAAGGGAACAGCTTCATTTGCTGTTCCCTGATTCTAAAGATGCATCGGCTAAAAGAGAAGTAACTATAAACTGTCCTTTATGTAATAGAGAAGGCATGACCGATACAGGCCATCATATGTATATCTCTCTAGGACTTGATGGAAAACCTCCAATGTTTAATTGTTTTAGAAATATTAATCATAGAGGTATTTTAACTAAAGAGGTCCTAGAAGAGTTTACAGGACGTGGGGACATCATAGACTCAGAGTTATTATCTGAGATTGAAACTAATAATAAGAGGGTGTCTAATTTAAGCAGGTATCGTTTAAATAGACAAGGTAAACTAGATTTACAGGTACCAATTCCACAAGATAATCAAATTTCTGCATATAAATTGAGTTATCTAAATAATAGATTAGGATTAAATCTTACTTATGAGGATTTGGCATCTTGTAAAATAATACTAAGCTTATATGAATTTCTAAACCACAATAAATTTAATAAAGTAACTAGATCAAAACCAATTGCAGATACTATTAATAACGTCTTCGTAGGGTTCTTGAATAATAATAACTCTGCTATCATATTCAGGAATCTTATGAATGACGAAGCTAGAAAGAAAGTTCACAAATCTTTAGATAGTAGATATATTAAATATACTATCTCAGATGGTGAAGGAAGTGGGTATTATATTATCCCATCAGTTTGTAATGTATATGAGCATATAGATATACACATAGCAGAAGGTACATTCGATATCTTATCTGTATTCTATAATCTAAGAGGCGCTAATAGGAATAACAATATTTTTGCCGCCATAGGCGGTAATACATACTTAAGTCTTATTAAGTATTTTATCACTACTCAAAGTTTAATAGACGTAACGTTCCATATCTATATAGATAACGATATAGAAGATTATGTATTAAAAGGAGTAAGAGCAAAAATGACTCCATTAGGCATTCCAGTATATGTTCATGTGAATATGTATGAAGGAGAAAAAGATTTTGGAGTATCAAAAGATAAGATAAGCGAATATGTATATAAGCTGTGTTAAGAAGAGTATAAGGAGGAAATAGAATGAAAGAATTCGAAGTCTATATCCAAAACCATGATTTTTCTAGTGTTAGATATAACTATAAATCTACTATGAATTTCATGGATATTAGAGAAGTACCTAAAGACTTAAGAGTTCCTTATTTAGGACGAACTAGAAAAAGTGCTGTGAGAGATATTAAGTTAATCCACTATAATTTCCACAACTTCACAGAATATAAATACAAATATTTCACAGGGGTGCTTGAAATTCCTTTCTATAATGAGAGAACTAATTACATCTTCTTCAATGTGACAACTTTAAATAGTATTCCACAAGAAGTATTAATACTAAACACCTTTAATAGTTATCTTGTAGATGAATTGTACTTCAATAAGCTTAAATATGCTTATGAAACTTTAACTATTGGTAAACAAGATCCAGATGATCCAAATATCATTCATTTCCCTAAATTAGAGAAAGATATTAATAAAGACAAAGAGCCTTTAAAATATATCTTCGAAAGTTATGGTAATAGAGTTGATTTTGATTCTTTAGAATTACCTGTATGGGAAGAAGATGAATATAATTGGACTTCCTGGGATAGGCCTAGTAGAGATGGATTTATCAGAAGTTCTCTTGTTTTGAATATGATGGCTGATATCTTTATCCAATTAGGTATAGATCCAAAACGGCGTATTAAAAAAGAGGTTATTAAATTGAATAATCGCTGTAAGAAACATTACAAGCCAGAAGAAACTAAAGATCTTCCTAAATACAATAATGAAGTTCCAGCATTTGATCCTAATAAAGATTACTCTAATCCTATTACTGATAAACTAAAAGGTGTTAATCACCCAGGGTTTAAGGTATTTAGTTAATTAGAAACATTTGGATAAGACTTTATATTTTAGACACAAAGAGGTGGGATAAGGTCTTAGACCTTATCCCATGTTGTTTTGTTTGTAAGTGTCTGTATTTTTTTTATCGGTTAAGATAAGGAGTTAGTATAGAGGCAATATGTAATAACCGTCATTATGCTCGTGACTACGGGTATAGTGTTATATGTGTTAGTTATTGTTCTATTTACAAGAAAGGAAAAGTTTGTAAATATGTGTTTAAAATGAAGTCTTATTTTCTCATGCCGTTAGTATAGTTTTATAGAAAATAAATAAAAAGAGTTATGTTTATTATTTTTAAGAGGTTAACCATATCAAATCATAAGCCAATAGATTTGATGTCTTATGGTAAGAGAATAAACAAAAGCTAAACAAAGATGCAAATATATTTATTACATATACACACTCTATACTATATATTTGTTTAACTTATCATTATTTTTTATAGCTTCATAGACTACTTGCTAATAATATTTGAGAAGAAAAGATATTACTGATTTAAAGAAGAGATATTTCTTTAAAAGATATGGAGGTAAAATGCTATGAATACTTTTAAAAGCGAAGCAGAAAAGAAGCGTAATATTGCTTGTCTAACATCTGCTGCTTTATTTAGTATAACTGGTAAAGCCAAAAATCTAATAGAACAAGACTCAGATAGCAATGGTTTGTCTTCTTGGATAGATAAGAAGACTAAGCTTTATAAATTATATGATAACTATACTAAAAATTGTAGTAAGTTATTAGATGAAAGCAAGACTATTGAAGAGTTAAGAGAAGAATCTAAATTAGTGATTTCATCTTATATTGAAAATCTCAGTGAAATGATATGATAACGATAACGGAATCCTATTATGGGATTCCGTATTCTTTTTTGTTTAAAGGTACTTAGTTCACATCAATATAATCCTGTATTTACTTAATCGGAGGTGAAATTTTGTATGGGAAGTTTTACTAATACGAATTATAGAAAAACTGCCGAAAGTCTTGTAACTGGCTTACAGAATCGTTTAGCAAATAACCCCTATTATTTATTTACCGATAAGAAACCTACAACTGTAACTTATTGGAATATAAATGATAAACACTCCACTCTAGATCAAGGTGATAAAGAAGTGTATCATCAACTAGGTGAGAATACACCTCTAAGATACAACAAAATCAAAAACTTCCAAATTTATGGAGTAGAAAGAATGATGCTTGATATTCAAAGAGGGGAATTTGGTCCAGAGTCTCCTATTGAAGGTGAAGCTATTATCCTTCCTAATACAATCGTTCCTTGTGTAGACGATTATTTTATGATTACTTATCTTAGAGACAATACTCTTTTATTTAGGGTAAACTCTTGTAGTCCAGATACATTAGAATCTGGTGCTAATTTCTATAAGATTAAATATAATCTAGAAACTTCTAGTGAGAGATCTTATGGTTTCTTAAATGGGAAACTCTTAGTAAATGAGTTTGAATATATGCCAGGGAATGTAGGAACTAATCTATCTCCTATGCTTCTATCAGATGATGCTAAATTATTAGATAGAGTTAGAGATGCATATACTATGCTCAAATCTTTCTATATTAATCTATTCTATAAAGGTAATATTCAAACCTTTGTATATGGATATTTAGGAATGTTTATTTATGATCCTTATCTTATAGAATTTCTAATTAGAACTGGTATCTTCTCAGAAGATGATGATTTCTATATCTACATCTCCCAAGCAGTTCATAAACCAGATACATTTGCTATAGAATATTCTAGAACTATTTTTAGAGATATAGAAAATGTAAATCCTAAAATGCATTTGAATAGTTGTTATCCTGTTCCAGTTCATGATCCTAATAGCTTATTAGTTGATAGAATGGAAGAGTATTGGGAATTATCTATTAATCTAAGAAATAAATTTAATGCAGATCCTATTAATTGGATCAGCATGGATCTATTCGATAGAATTGTAAATAATCAACCTTATACTGAAGATAAGAAAGGCTTCTATAAAAATATTATCATTAATTACATGAATAAAACAGCTGATCCATTTAATCTCAATATGGAGGATTTAGAAAGTTTAGAATGTAAAGACTACTACTTTACTAAAGATCTATATTATGAAATTCCTATGATTTTATATATGCTAAGATCATACTTAACTGGATTACAATCTGGTGGTAAACCTAATGCTGATGCTCCTAATGGCGGAGCTAATAGTCCTGAGTATCAAAAATACTTAGATGAAAATTCTTGTAATACTAATGGTAAGACCTATTTAGAAGGCAAATAATTGATATTTCCTACATTAGTAGTAATGAATTAAAAGAATATAATAGGAGGATAACTAATGTCTAGAGCAGTAGATGAAATCATTGTAAATGATATTCAAAAAGATCTATTAGAAGATATGATGATCGGCGATAATGATATCGATGATTCTACCGTTGATTTTATGTGTGGATGGGATGAAGAAGCCCAAGAGTATGATGAAGATCAAAATATGCTTTTCCCACAACCTATTACTAATTTTGATGAATAAGATAATAAGCGAGGTATAAAAAATGGCTTTCGAAAACCTAAACATTGATGCTATGGTAGAAGGTAAATTTGATGAAGATTTACATGAAGATGCTGTTATAGAAGTAATCGATACTATTATCGATGAAGAAACAGAAGCTGAAGAAGAAATTCTTAAAGGTGAATATGCTGGTGATACAATCTTAGTTGATATCGTTGATGATAAAAAATCCGACACTGATGAGGAAGAGGGTGAAGAAGAATCCGATTCCGAAGAGGATGAAGACGAAGAAGACGACTTCGATGAGGATGAAGATGACGACGAGGACGATGAGGACTCGGACGACGATGACGAAGATGATGATGACGATGATGATGATGAGGATTCTGACGACGATGATGACGACTCGGACGATAAAGACGATGACGAGGACGACGATTCTGATGAAGATGAAGAAGACTCTGACGATGATGATAAAAAGGATTCCGATGACAAGGGTGATGACTAAGTGAGCCTATTTAAATCAGAAATAGACCATGCATTATTTTTCGATGATGAAGATATATGCCTAAATCTTGATAGATTTAAGAATGGAAGAAAATTCAATATATGTTTTATCTTGGGATATGCAGCATCTGGTAAAACCACATTATCATTTGAATTGGCTAAAAAATATAAAGCTGAGTTTTTAAATTTAGACGTTATAATGTATCCTCAAGATAGTGATTGGTTAGTAAAATACTGTAAGGATAATTATAAAACTTTTTATGAGTTTATTAGGAAGAATCCAAAGTATTTAAAGTTCATCGACTCTTATCAATCAGAATTTGAAGAGGGAGAAAATCCGATCACTCCTAAAAAGAAACAATTAATTATTGAGCGTAGAAATTGGCGTATCAAAATATTAGAATTTTGTATATCTAAATCTCATAAAATGATATTAGAAGGAGTAGACCTATATCCAATATTTACTGTACACCCAGAACTTTGCGAGTATCCTATTATTATTAAAGGTACTAGTAAATTGAAAGCAATGTTTAGGTATATAAAACGTGATCTAGAATCTAATAAAACTCCAGATAATATTTTAGATTTGATAGAATGGTTTGGTCAACAATCCACAAATCTGAATAATTTTAGAATTGATATGAGAGTTTTTATGAAAAAATAATATATGGAATATGATGAGGATGACGATTAATTAATAATCTAATTCTATATCATCTACCTTAGGAGGGTAATATCAAATGGTTAAAAAATTAGTTAACGTATACTGTGATAAAGCTTTCTCTATTAATGGAGTTCGCTTTACAGGTACTTGTAATCTTGTAATTCTTCGTGATGAAGATATTGCTATCTGTTTAGAATATAAAGCAAAAGTTGAAGAAGTATTAGCTGGTGGTATTACAGTTCCATTAGGGTTTGATAATTATAATACTTATAATGGTCCATCCAAATTCCCTAATATTCAAACTGCTAAAGCTATCACAGAAGGCTATTCCGAACCTGTTGTAGAAACTGTTACTGGTAAAAAAGAAGTGGAAGTTGAGAAAACTCCAGTGGTTGAAGAAAAGCAAGCTCCTCAACCTAAAGAATCTTTAGAACAAACAGATATGATCGGTTCTGTAGAAGTTGAAAATACAGAAGCTTCTCCTAAAAAAGATAAGTCTCATAAAAATAAATAAGAATTAAGAGTAGATCACTAAGATCTACTCTTATCTTACTGCTAATATCTATATGGGAAACATATAGGTAATTTCTATACATAATGAATTAAAGAGTAGGTGAAAAATAATTGGATACAAATAATCTTGTCGGCACTATTATCTGTGAAGAAACTAGAGCCAATGTAGAATTTACAGTAAAAGAAGTTAATAAAAATGGTTTTATTATTGCTGAAGGTATTCTCCAAGAAGGCGATGAACTTAACCGCAATAGAAGATACTACCCAACAGATGAATTAGAAAAAGGTATCAACTCTGATAGAACAAGAGAACTAGTAGAAACTGGTAACTTTAAAGGTGAAGCTGGTCATCCATCTGATGCAACACTTGCAAGACAAAGTAAAATCGATCCAACTTTAGAACAAGTATGGTATACTAAATTATGGATGGAAGGAAACTTTGTAAAAGCTCATTTCCGTGGTACTAATAATGACCTTGGTAGATCTTTTAATGATGATTTAAGAGATGGCCAAAAACCATCCTTCTCTCTTAGAGCAGTTGGTTCTTTAGCAAATGAGAATGGTCGTATGACAGTAAAGGGTATGCAAATCATTACTTATGACCGTGTATATTTCCCTTCTCATTCTAAAGCGTACACTACTTCTATTGTAACAACTGAGTCTGTTGGTTATCATGGTGATATGAAGTATTATAAAGTAAATCCTACTTCTGAATTATTCCGTCGTAGTGAAGAAATTAATAACATTGCTAAATATGGTAACTTAGCAGAATCTTCTGAAATCTTGGTTCCATTGACTCAATCCCAAATCAATTCTTTCTTGATCTCTGAGTCTGGTAATATCAAAACAGTATTAGAAACATTTGATTGCCTATACAATGGAATTCACCTAAATGAAGATGGCCGTACAGTATCTATGCAATTGAAAAATGGTGATAGAATCGTATTGTCCTTAGAAGAAGCTATTCAAAATGAAATCTTGAATGGTGTTGCTGATTATTTCTAATGATAAAAAAGACAAAAGAGTATACCTTAAGTGGTATACTCTTTGTTCTTATGGTATTTTAACACAACACTTTAATAATATCCAAAGGAGGGTATTTATGCAACCAATTAATCGTCTTGGTAAACTTATAGTTGTAGAAGGAACCGATGGTTCAGGCAAGTCTACTACTTGTAAAAAGTTTTCTGATTATATTAATGAGCATCCAGAGGAATTCGATGGTTATAAAGCTATGACTTTGTCACTACCATATAATGACGGTAGTGAGTTATATAAAAAGATCAGACAGCTTTTAGCAGAAGAAAATGTTCCTACTGATATACTTCAAAGTATGATGATTGTTAATATGAAAGATACGTTTAATAATATCATCATTCCTAAATTAGAGAATGAGAAGATTATTATCATCTTAGACAGATGGTTGCTTTCTACTTTGGTATATAATATAATGAACAAAGGTAAGATAATAGATTCGTCTATTAGTCACATCCTTTCTCTTTTAGGTATCAAATCCAAATCTACTTATACAGATATTGGAATTGGATATCGTAGAAATCGTTTATACATTGAAGACTTTTCTTCTTACTATTGTAACTTAAGCGCCTTTCCTAATAGAGTATTCTTATTATCTCCTGAGACTGGGCTATTACAAAAACATAGTAAATGTCGTCAAGGTGATAATATGGAAGTAAATGATTCTATAGATAAGGTTTATTTATCTAACTCTATTTATCATAATATTTTTAATAATATCATTACTGGAGAAGAAGAGCTAGAGTCGTTTGGTATCTATTCCGAAGATTCATCTATTTATAAAAAGATCGAATCTAAAAATAGATTTAAAGATCCAACAAGACCTACAGATGAAGAAGAAATAGAATTCTATGACTATGTGCTAGATTTCTTGAAGAGAGAGGTAAAAATTCTCATACAAGGATAGTGTGTCATCATGAAAGATATTATAATTAGCTTCAAACTAAAAAAAGATTTGGCTAGTATTATATTAGCTCATTTGATGTACAGATGGAGATTACAAGCTACTTATTTTGGAATTATTTTCTGTACTGTTATATTAGGAGCTATAACTCCATATGTTTTAAATCATTATTTTATATCAATTGGAGCAGACTCTGGTCCTGTGCCTCAAACTAAATTACTTTTGATATCATCAGTTTATGTAATTTGTATCTTATCTGTACTAACCTATTATTTGGTTATCAAAAATCATACTAGTCTAGTTCTAATAAAGAAGGAATTTAAGTATACTTTAAATACTTGGAGAGTTATGAAAGATCTATATAAGAAAACTATCATTAGTTGTAGATCTATTAGAAATAGAATCATTTGTAGATTATTTGATCAATGTAGTGTATCAGAATATGAGAAGAGAAAAGAAGATAAGGTTTATGAATCATTTGTAAATGAAGTTATTAGGGCTACTTTATTTAATATCTTCACAATTTATTTTGAATATCAAGACAAAAATCTTACTCTAGATGAAAATGGATTAAAAACATTAAGAAATGTTTATGGAAGTCTGGATGGTAAATCGGTATCTACTATTATGGATACCAAAGATTTTAAAAGTTTCTATTCGACCATTTTATTTGAAGGTAATAAAGGGTCAATAGATGAAGAATTATACGATAAACTATTTGAAAGAGTTTATCAATCTGTAATAGAATATATCGATAAAGATTATAATTTTGCAAACAAATACAAAAAAGAAGATGTATCAGAATTAGTAGATCTTACACTAGAGAACTGGTGTGAGTTATTTATTAATTTAAAAAAAGAAACTAAAAAAGCTTAAAAAATAAAGGGTATAGGCGTAATGCCTATACCCAGTATTTGTTTTATTTATGTTATAATATTTGCTACATACTGACCAGCATTTTCAGATATAGGGTCATTAGATTCTTCTCTAGATATATGGAAGACTAAGTCTCCTTCTTCAGATAGAAGTAGTATATGATATGCTGGTAGTCTTAATAAAAATTTTATTACATTAAATATCTTATAAGTATACCAAATACCACCCTCATCTTTTACAATATCTGTAAACTCTATTTGGCCTTCTTTAGAGTTCTTATAATGAATGATAACTCTACTAGCATTTTCCATGAACACCTTTACTTTGTCCTTTTGTGCCTTAGATGCAGTATTAAACATATTAAGCAATGTAACCATTGCTACATTATCAGTATTTCTCATCTTATAAGAATTCTTATACTGTGGATTAGCTAAACACTTTTGTGTTAGCTCAAGATCCAAACAAATATCATCACTATAATCTCCAAAAATAGCATGTAACTCTTCCTCCCGATTAAGCATGAAATTTAAAGCATTATAATGATTCTCCATTTCGATTTTGTCATGGTAGACATCGTCTTTCTTAAATCTATCATAATCAATATTTTGATTTATATGAGATAACTCATGAATTATCGTTAGAAGTATCAACCCTCTAATATTAGCCCAGTCATATTTACCATACAGTTCAGCTAAGATCAAAATATTGTGAATGTTTAAGGTCATAACCCCATTTACTACATGACCTACAGTCTCCGTATTCGGAGTAGTCTCTAGTTGAAAGAACGGTATCCTTGTTCTATTAACTCTTGTATTTAGATAATTAAAAGCCCTGATTGCAAACTCACAGCTTTTAGTATAGAATGATTCATTCATTTTAATATAACCCCAAAATTAAACTAACGTCTATTATTATAATTAGAAAATAGAGAAAATATGAAATTATCTTAGAAAGGATATGATTTCTTTTAAGTAAGAAGTTCATACCTTTGTTAGCAAAGATAATTAAGAATATTACTAGAAATAAAGTATGATACATTTCTAGCATTTGATTATTACTTCCAAATATTCTAGATAAAAGATCTCTATAAGCATAATCTACTATTTGTAAGTATACTGTTTCCATTTATTCCTCCTATGATATAAATATATCTCATTAATATAGTATACAGTTAAATCTAATTTTATAAACTGCGACATTTACATAATAATCTGCTTTTAAGATTAGAGATTCTAGTTAAAGGAGGACTATTTTCAATCATGCCTTCAAATGAGATTAGAATGGTCGAGAATCAGGGGCAGAGGGTTTATTATCATAGATCAACAACAAATCAAACCTTTATAGAGATGAGTAACTATCTCAAATCTATAGGTGTCAAAAATCATAGATTTATGCTAGCTTTATTAGATCCAGATTTGGCTAATATTGATCCTCATGACCCCAATCTAAGTACCGTTTATAAAATGAAAGTATTGGCAGAAGTTAGAAATAACTTCTGGTATTATCTTAGAGAAGTAGTACGAATCCCATCATCTGGTGAGCCATCTAAGTTCTTATTGAACCGTGGTAATATGGCATTCTTATATATGGCAATCATGAACTTTGACTGTCTATTATTACAGCCTCGTCAGACTGGTAAGACTATCGGTACTGCTGTCCTTTATACTTACGTTTATAATTTTAGAACACAAAATACGCAGATCTCACTTCTAAATAAAGAAGCCAAAGACTGTCGTTTGAACTTATCTCGTATTAGAAATATTCGAGACTTACTTCCATCTTATCTTAGATTTGATTCTAAGTTTACAATGGATGGTACTCGTAAGAAACAAGTACAAAGTACTCAAGTTTATATGGAAAATGCGATCAATCGAAACAATATTAAAACATATGCCAAAGCCAGAAATGAAATGGCTGCAGCTAACTTGCTTCGTGGTCAAACGTTCCCTCTCTTATGGGCTGACGAATTTGCATTTATTCCATTCATGAAAACCATCTATGGTAATATGAGACCAGCGATGAGTAAGGCTATTGAAATAGCCAAACAAAATAACGTTCCTTATGGTGTAGTATATACTACAACTCCTGGCTTCTTAACTAATGATGAAGGTAAATATGCTTATACGGTATTGAATAATGCTTCTAAGTTTAGTGAACAATGGTATGATCTTACTTATCCGCAATTACGGGAAATTGTAGATGCTAATAAACTATCAAGCTTTATTCATATTCAATTCACTTACCAACAACTTGGTTATACTGAAGAGTGGTTTGAAAGACAATGTAAAGAGCTTGAATGGGACTGGCCTCTTATTCGTCGAGAAATTCTTCTTGAATGGTCTGATGAATCTGAAAACAACCCATTCACTAAAGATGAATTAGATGGGATTCGTAAATATTGTAAAGATCCTAAAAAGACTCTTCTTATCTTTGGTAAATATCAATTCAATATTTATGAAGAGATCCCATTAAAGTCTAATCTAGTTCCTAAATACCCACCAATTATTGGTGTCGATCCATCTGGTGGTGTATCTAAAGATAGTTCTTGTATTACTTGTGTAGACTCTAAAACTACTAGAGTATTTGCAGATTTAAAATGTAATACAATTTCTAATATAGAACTTGCTAGAGTAGTACAATATCTAGTAACTAATATGATGCCGAATGCAGTAGTAAACGTAGAAAGAAATGGTGTAAGTAAGCACAGTATAGAGAGCAATCTCTATATTCCAACAGCGTTAATTGCTTGGAAAAGGCTGTTAAGAGTTGCAATACCACAACGCAATCAGTGATGATAATCGTGATGGTTTAAAAAGTTTGCAAATGGCCTAGTTTAGCAGCGAAATATCTATTAAATAGATATACGTTCAACGATCAGCCCCTGGCGGGGGCGTAGAACCACAAGCTTATGGTGGAAGAAAAATCCTGGCCCTATATCGGAAATAGGGACGACATATGATCTCGTCACTCCTTGTAATGGGGGTGGATGGAATTGACCATCTGATATTGAGTTGCGTCAATATCAAAAGACAACGGTTACGGTTTATCAGTAATTGGTAAACTATTAGAGACTCCAGTAAAGAAAAACCTTTACTATGAAATCAAAGATAGAGTCTTAGAAGAAACTACCGATGGCAATCGTATTATTAGAAATAAACGTAAGACCAAAGTATATGGTCTTACTTCTACAAATAACATTCGTGATCTTTTAGTAGAAATACTTAGAGAACGGGTTACTTATCATAAAGATAAATTCATCTCTCCAAGCATCTATCAAGAGATGCGTGGTTTAGAAGTAAAACGTAATGGCAAGATAGAACACTCTGCCTTAACACACGATGACCAAATATTCTCATACTTAGTTGCACTTTATGTATGGTATGAAGGCAAGAACCTAAGAGAATTATTTGGTATTGAAAAAGGTTCTATTAAAACAGAAGATGATATTGATGAAATTCTCGATATGGGCATAGATGAGAACATGACAGATATCACTCAAGAGATCGAGTATATAAATCGATCTGATGATGATAGAGGTTCGGATGTCCAAAGACAAATGGGAGAAATGCAGAAAGCTGTTGATACTCTATTCGGGGAATACATGATGAAACAGAGAAAACAAGAAACTGCACTCCTAAGAGAAATGCTTCAAAATCCAGTTGTAAGAGAAGCTTATGCTAGAAAGTATAAAATCAATCCAGATGATGTATCTATTGATGATGAATATTCTATGGCATCAAATAACAGCAACCTTCCTACATCTGTTTTCTTAGACTTTAATAAAGATGAAGATGAAATGTCTCAAAGCTCTATTTATAATCTTATGAACGCTGGAGAGCGTGACCTCTATTATGAAAACAATAGAGAAGATAATGGGTTACAATAGAGCAAGATAAAATATAATAAGAGTTATGATAAGAGGAGTTATATAAATATCATGAGTGAGTTAGTAGACCTAGTAGATGAGGTATTGAAATCTGATTTGGTAAAAACTTATAGATCTTCATTTAATAAGGTGATATTCTTAGATAGTTTTGATCTCGAAGATATCTATGATGAAAATCGTCACTATTGCGAAATGAAAGGAATAATAGTTGATATCAATACTAAGGAACTTTATATTGATAAAGAAGAGCTTTATAAAGAATCAGAATCAAGGAATTCAGCTTCATTACTAGAGCTTATTCAATTTAGAATATTACTAGGATTGGGATTCCTAAATATTCAAAAGACGTCTAAAAAATTTGAAGATATGCAGTATTGGGTTATTAGTTTCCATCATGCTGTGGCTTCTATTCTACAGAATGATATCAATAACGAATATGGTTATGAATTAATGGATGACTTCTACTATTTCTTTAGAATAGTGACGGGGAGAAGTTATTTTACATTCAAAACTAATAATAACAAATTGGTTAGATCTCGTTATAAAATTACGTATCAACAAATGGCCTAATATCTACATTCTTCAATATAAAAAATTAAGCTACTGGTTACAAATAGATAAGAACTTTGTAAACTTTTCGTCGTTATAACCGAGGTACCGCCCAATGTTAGATTTCCTTATGAATAACAGAGAGTACGAGCTCCAATCTGATAATCAGTTAGCTAGTATTCTTGTTCAATTTGATAGCGATTATGCTATGAATGTTGTCGAAGATACTTTGACTCAAATGTTTAACCGCTTCGATACTTTACCTAAACCAAATATCGTTAAAGCGTTTAAACAAACGTTCCAACAATTATACACAACTTATCCATATGATCAAGAGCAGATTGCTGCTAAAGAAAAAGAGATGTATAGAGATATCATCTCTTCTGTTTCTAAAAAATATGGATTCCAATTTATTGAAAATGAAGATACTGATTTATATCTTGCTGCGATGTTTGTATATGATTTCTTCGTATCTAATTTCAATAATTATTTAGTATCCTTCTTCTCTAGATTCCTTTATGAAGAAAGAGATAATATCTATTCTACATTTAATCTAGAACAATTGAAACTCAATAAAGATATGAGTTCCAATTATGGTAAAGCAGTATTTGGTCAAGATAATGCACTATTGGTTATCACTGCTAATCTTCCTTTAGTATTATCCTATATTAAGAATATGGAAGTTAATGATACTACAGTCTATGGCTATGCATATGGTAACGACTTCAATATCGTTAATCTATTCTTATCTCAAATCACTAATGGTATCCCACTATTTGTATTATATAATCAATTGATTAATAATGACATTCTTCGTGGTGATATCATCACATTAGTTAGACTAAAAATGCAACAAGATTATTTCGAATCTCTCGATCCTAAAGTTGCAGCTACTATGGGTTAATACTTGGAGGATTTATGACTGAAGAAACGATTTTAAAACCATCTGAAATTCTCGAAAATGAAACTGAAGAGATGAATCGTACTATCAAAGAATTAGAAGCTGAATTAGACGAAGAGTTAAATGAACCTCTATTCAAAGGTAAGCATGATATCTCTGGATCTTTGTTCTTTAAACATACTAAGCTTAATGCTAGATATATTCAAAAGATCTTCGATATCTATTATGAGGATAAAGATCTTAAGAAAAGAGATTTGATGGTTGATGAGCTTAAAGCTGAAGCTGATAAAGATAATGAAGAAACTAAGAAGATAATCAATAAAGTATATCTAGCTTATAAGATGGCTAACTTTACTTCTCAAGCTTATCCAGCAATCTTTGTAAATGCTTTAAGAACTAATATCATGAAGATCTACAATAATGAAGTTAGATTAAGAAGATCTATCGAAGATTTATATACTGCTAGAAACAAATCTGGATTTACATTCAATGCATTTTTACCAGAATTGGCTGATGCCGTATTAGTACATTTTGGATTCAAGCTAAAAGATGGAGCTGAGAAGAAATATGACTTCGGAGCTTTATTCTCTATCGTATTATCCAAAGTAGCTAGAAATGTATCTCCATTTGATGCTTGTACTAACTTCTTTATTATGATGCTTATGAAGAATATCTCTATCTGGTCTTATATGACTCAAAAACAAGTTGATGAGTATCCAGAAGTTAATAATCAAATTAGAGAGTTCTTTAAACTATTAGTTTTAGTTTATAGCGCTGCAAACCCTCCTACTAAGGAAGAATTAGAAGCAAGAGCTAAAGAAATTACAGCTGATGTAGAGGATATCAAGGATACCCCACTACAAGAAGCAACAAATGCCACAGTTCAACGAATTGATGAATAAACAACATGGATAAGGGATTAATTTCCCTTATCCATCTTCTTGTGTGTTCACATCTTTATAATACTAAATTTCTAAAGGAGGTAAAGTAAATGTCTGAATGCAAATCTTGCAATTCTAATAATCAATACACTGTTGTTTCTAGCAGTTCTAATAATGGTAATTGTTATGACATTAATCATGTATTTGATCCAACACCTGCATACAATGGCGGAACAGTTGGTGGAAGATGTTGCTCTGATTATACTACTACAAAGAATTCTAATATCACTCCAGGTCAAATGAGTGGTTTATATAGAGCTGATGGTCCTTTGAATTTGGCTTGTTGTCAATGTACTCCTTCTATGATTTTAGGGGTAGATGTAAACCAAAAATGTACTTTAGTAGTCACTATTAAATATAGTGATTCTAGTATGAATGTTTCTCTTGAATTAGAAGCTGGCAAGGTTTATACTTTCCAATATATAGAAGATGGTGTATTAAAACAAGTTACTGGTAAGCTTACAGATATCTATAAGACTTATGATTGTAACAACAACACTTTATTCAAATTAGCTGTTGATAGCTCTGTAGATTATACTACTAGTAGAACAATAATCAAATCTGATCAATTACGAGGAGTATCCGAATATTCTAAGTTTGCTGATCAAGATCCAACAATTGATAACTCTATTCATAGATATGGTACGACTACTGCAGAGGTCATCAAAGATGCTGTTGTAGTAAATGCTATTATTGATAAGAATGGTAACCTTATTGAAGGTACTATTATTGATGGCAAAATTAATGGTTATACTGTTGATGGTTTGGCTCAAGGTAAGAATGACCGTATGGTTCCAATTACAGTAATTAATGGACAAACTATGAATGGTACTATTACAGAAGGTCAAATCCTTAATGGTATTTTAAGATCTGGTAGTGTAGATGGCGAAAAAGATCCTAAAACAGAAATCACTTCTAAAGCTACTGTTACTGGTACTATCTCTAATGTGATTGCTATCAATACAATTGTTTCTGGCGGTAAAACTTCTAATGGTACTATCATCAATCCTGTAATCAATAATAGTATTCTTACTAATGGTATTATTACTGGTAATGAGATGGTCACTACTGGTGGTATTACAGTAGGCGATATTACAACAGGTGGTACTACTAAAGGTGGTATTGGTGAAGGCGGTATTGCTACTGGATGTATCAATGGTAAACAATTCACTATTGAAGGCGGTAAAACTACTGGCAATCTAGTATCTACTGGTGGTACTCTAGTAGGTGGTACTATTATTGGTGGTACTAAAGTTGGTAGAACTATTGTAAACGCTGTTATTAAAGGTGGTGTATATAGCAATGGTGTTACTACTGGAGGAAATACGTCTGAGGGTGTTATTACCACTTCTAAAGCGGATACAACCCCTATTGCTAAAAATGCTGGTAGAGGAAATACTTCCATGCCTAAAGTTATTAAACAATTTGATGTACCAGTAGATGGACATGAGAACCAATGCGGTTGTCACACTAATGAAGAAGTAATGTATAAAAATGGCCTGATCTTATTTGCAGATAGACACTTCCATAATTTTGGAACTAATATGAGTGCTGACTGGGAAGAAAGAGCTGGTATTTGTACCGACGACTGTAATAACTAAACTAATCCCTAAGGAGTTAATTCTCCTTAGGGTATTTTCTATTTCCTTGACTTACTTATAATAGATATTTTTAGGATAGGAGATGAATCCGAATGAGTGAAGCACTTATTAACGACAGTCAATTGATGAGTTATCTATTAACTCATGATATCAATTATAGAGACTATAATTACAAATCCTCTATGGAAAAAGATATTAATACAGAAGAGTTTAAGATGAAGAACCCTTTTATTGTAAAACATAAAAAGTTCTACAATAATCCTTTCTTCTGGAGTGCTGTTATTGATAAAGAATTAGATATAGTTATCAACTCTTTATTTTTACATCATTCTTCATCTTTAGACGAGGATGTATTATCTGCGGTTATTCAAACCCCAAAAGCAAAGAAATCTGTAGTCAAGAAGGTAATGACTGTAGTATATGATAATTACAAGACTATCAATAGATCTTTCCGTATAGAAGATATTATGATGGATGCTATATATGCTAAGAATTTAGATGGTTTAAAAATGCTTGTAGAATTTGCTAATGAGCATCATATTAAACCATTAAAAGATAACTTTGGTAATATTGGAGATGAATTAGGGTTTAATGAAGCTGCTAAACTAGATTTTGAGATTGTAAAATACTTACACTCTTTAGGAGCTAAGGTTGATTGTTATGGTAATTGGCCTTATTATAATGCTTTAAAACATGGACAATTCCGTACTGCTAAATATCTTTTAGATAATGGTGCAGACCCAAAACAAAGAATGAATGTTGCAAAGATGGCTATCAAACATTCGTTTATTACAGCTAAAGATATTACCGAAGAAGATAAATCTGCATTCCCTTATTTTGAATCTCTCTATAATATTGGAGAAGAAAGTAGTGAAAATTAATGGCTAAACTTCCTTATTTCTGCAAGCAAGAGAAAGAATCTATTTTATTCTCAGCTAAGGGTAAAGAAATGGTAGCTTATATACCAGAGAAGTATTTCGATAGAAACATTGCAGAACAAGAAGGCGATTATATCAATATTATGGGTATTTTCAACTACACTGTTCAAGATATCGAAACTGGTAAAGATGATGGGTTAAGAATGTTTAAATTCCCATCTATGTTTGCTACTAGACCTTATGAGGTTACAAAGGTTAAAAAACTTAAACTTACTGTAAATAGCGACCCTGAAGATTATAGGGTTTTTAGATATAGAGATGATGATCAAATCATCGTATCTACTAAAGTTATTAAGTTTGTCGGCAACTGTGAAAAGATGCTGAATCTATTCTTTATGCTTGGTTATATTATCAATACTATTCCATATCAAGATATTCAGGATTTGGTTATCGACAATATGGCAATCAATGGTTTCTCTTATGGGATTAATAACCAAATGTTTGGCTTTGCCATTTCTGAAACTTGTAGAGACAGATTAGATGAGACTGTACCATTCAGACTATCTGGTTCTAAAGATATGAATGCATATAAGTCCATGTCTCTTCGTAATGTTTCTAGACTTATCTCTCCATATACAGCATTGATCTCTGAAGACTTTGATGAATCTGTATTAGCTGCTATGATGAATGAAAATCCTAAAGAAACTCCTTTAGAAGAGATCTTAGTAGGGGAGAACTAGCAATCAAGCTGGAAGGCTCTAGTATAACATTATATTAAATCTGGGGGCCATTTTTTGCTATGTGTCCTAGTCATTATAGTGAAATATGATAATCCTTAGGTTCTATATATATAGAATCACTAATAATCATTGATTGTAATGATTTCAAATTATTAGTTTTTCGAAAAATTAATAACTTTTTTATTTAATGAAAAAGGAGGAACTCGATATGCCAGCTCCTGGTGTAACTACCATCATCGACGATCAGTCTGATATTCGATCTCTTACGAGTATTTCTGAAGACACTACTGACCGTCCGATATTCATGGTCGTAAGTTCTGCTGATAAAGGTCCTGAAGAATGGAAACATAAAGTTTTCGGTAATGAATTTTTTGATTTATACGGTAAAACTCCTTCTTACTCCAAACATGGTCAACCTTTAATCCAAGCTGCAAATATCATTAATGCAGGTGGCTACGTTACATTCAAACGTATTGTAGCTACAGATGCTACTCTTGCAAATATTGGTGTAGTTGCAGAAGTTAAGAACGAAAAGAAACAAAAAACAAATGACAATGGTCTTCCATTGTTCACTAACCCTACAACTAACAGACTTACTACAGATGCTAATACAAATGGTATTCCGAATATTCCTGTATTGGAAAACTTCGTTAAAGTTACTTACCGTTTAAAATCTGTTGCATCTGATGGTAACGATATCAAAAAATTCGGCAAAATCTTGAAAAACGATTTCGGTCATAAACATGAAATCGGTGAAGATGACGAATATGTATTGTTCTTGTTAGCTGATAATGGTCGTGGTGCTTCTAATAAATCTTTCCGTATTTATTCCGACACTACTAGTTCCCATCCAGTTTCCTATGTACGCTATTTCATCGATATTATCGAAAATGGTCTTACATTAGAAACTATCTCCTTCACAATGAATCCAGACGTTGTTGAAAAAGATAAAAATATGGCATTGTCTAATGCAATCCGTATGCAATCTCGTCAACTTCGTGCATTATTCTTCGATAGCGAATTTGAAGCATTCGTAAACAACGTAGGCTACTTAATCGGTGATGAAGAATTCAAATTTGCTGACGTATTGTTCGGTACTGATTTGAATGGTCGTGACTACAACAACCTTTCTGTAGACGTTTCTGATGGTGTAAATCTTTCTAACGTAATGGGTATCAGATTACAAAACGGTTCCAATGGCTCCTTCGGCGATCGTCCTATTAAAGCTAAAGAATATGAAGCAGAATTGATCAAAGCTTTCGACGGTTCTTTCTCCGATGATATCTATGACTTGGATAACAACCGTATTGACTGTGTATTCGATGCTAACTATCCAAAACCAGTTAAACGTGCTATTGAACAATTAGCTGCATTCCGTGAAGACTTCGTATACTTCCGTGATATGGGTCTAAACATCAACTCCATTGAAGAACTTCGTATTAAGGATTATGAAAACGCTAAGAATCGTTACTGTGCAACATATATGAACTCTTACGAAATTTATGATCCATTTACTAAGAAACAAATTCCTGTTACAGTTACTTATGACTTAACACGTTTGTTTGTAAAACACTTCATCAATGGTCGTAACCGTCCATTCTGTGGTCAAAAATATGAAATCATCATTCCTAATGATACATATGTTGAAGGCACATTGAACTTTGCTCCTAAACATACTCCATACGTTAACCAATTCAAAGAATTAGATGATATGCGTATCAACTACTTATCCTTCTATAATGGTGACGTATTGACTATGAACTCTGAGTATACTTCTCAAACACGTTATACTCAATTATCTTGGATCAATAACGTTCTTGCTATTCAACAAGTAATCAAAGCTATCCGTGAACTTTGTCCTAAGATCCGTTATAGCTTCCTTGATGGTGATGACTTGACTAAGTATAAGAAAGACGTAAACGACTTGATCGTTAACCGTTATTCTAACTTGTTCTCTTCCTTCGAAATCGAATATACGTCCAATGCACTATATAATTCCAATAAAATTATCTATGCTTGCTTGTACGTTAAATTCCGTAATTTCGTTCAAACAGAGATCTTCAAGATTATTGCGTTGGATTAATAGGAGGGTAATAAATAATGTCTAAAGAAACCGTAAGCAATATTTTTGACAGTACCCTCGACCCTCGCGATGTAACCAAATATACATTGATGCGTGGTGTAACAGACTTCACAAATCTTCAACAATTTGATTTGTACGAAACTGGGTACTCCTTCTTGATTTGTCTTGATATTCCTAAATTCTTGACAGCTCTTAGAAGCCGTAATAATACATACGATACTTTGATTCGTAACTACCGTCATATCTTAGAATATGAATTCCGTGGTGCTCAAGGTATTGAAGATATCGGTGCAGAAACTAACCAATTAACAAATGGTATCACTGATCTCAATATTATTACAAAAACTACCGAACAAGGTGGTACTTCTTTCAGCATGAACTATTACGAACGTTCTGGTTCTTTGATTACTAAGGTTAACGAATTATTCATTCGTGGTGTAAAAGACCCTCGTACTCAATTCAAACGTTACAATGGTTTGCTTAAATATCCTGAATACACAGGTAAAGACAATGCTGGTCTTACAAAAGGTTACCAATCTGAAATCTTCCATTTCTTATTGATTGTAACTGATAACACTGGCTTGAATGTTGAAAAAGCATACATCCTTGCTTCTTGCCAACCAAACGTTGCTAATACTTCTATTTACAACGTAACTCGTGGTGAAATCAACTTCTCTGAAATCGCATTGCAATTCAATGGTTTCCCAATTCCTGGTCGAATTGTAAACCAACGTGCAGTGGAATTCTTAGATTTCATTAACAAACATACTTGCTTCGATGAAATGGAATTCGGATACAATATCCTTAACAAATCCTTACATCCTGAAGCAGCTGTTGAAGTATATGCTAACTCTGCTGATGCTACAGTTGCAGATTCTCCAACATATGATAGCATTGTTAACCTTAAATCTACTATCTAAGATTAATAAATCGCAATCTAATCCTCTATACCGTTTCGGCGGTATAGAGGTTCTTTATGCCAAAGTGATTAAATAGTATCCCTGGTACATTAAGGTAATTATTGCTAAAATCGACATTTTATTTTTAGGAGGTACAAATCATTGGCTGATGACAATACAAAAGGAAGACGTACTCCGAAACCAGATGAGCTACCTGTTGTAAGTATGGATACGAACAAAAAAATTGCTGGTAGTATCCAAGCTAACATCGATGACCTATATAAGAATACTTACTTTACTAATAATGATAATAGTAAATATATAGATAGTATCAAACGTAGAATGGATGATGACTTAGAAGGTCTTATCGATAAAGCCAAAGCTCAAAATGGCGGAACAAACATGGCTGATCTCTATGCTAGAACATTAGCCAGAAACGATACTGATTCTCTTAATGAGATCAGATCTGCATTAGAAGATGAAACAGTATTAGCAGATATCATGGATATCTATTCCCAAAATGCGTTAGTAAGGGACTTAGATAGAGAGATTGATACTGTTTGTAAATATATGCCTAAACTTGATGAGGCATTAGATATCAAAAAAGATAACGTATTATCTGCAGACCACTTTAATGACGATGCCGTTCGTATCAGTATTGAAAATATCAGTGGTAAAGGTATTAAAGATGATAATAACTCTAAATCTGAAGCAGAAGGATCTGATCTAGAATTATTCTCTAGAAAATATAACTTAGAAGCATTTAGAAATGAATTGTATTCTAAGACTGCTAAATATGGTGAACAGTTTGTATATATTGTTCCTTATAAAAAGGCTATTGATAAACTTATATCTAGAACAGATGGTGCTAGCTTATTATCTGAAGATGGAATCTTAACTGAGGAATCTCTTAATGAAGGATTGCAGTCTATTAATGAAACTATAAGCTTTATGTATACAGATACGGATGAAAAGAAATTAGAAAGCTTTGGTATTCAAGACGTATACGATCTATCCGAATCTACTATATCTTCTAAAACAATAGAAGGAATGCAAGCTAATAATATTGAGTATAGCGGCTTAGATGTAGAGATAAACAAAACTGGTGTGATTCCTAGTATCCTAGTCCAAGAAAGCAATATGCGACGCATTTTCAATGAAACAGTAACTCTATTTGGTGAGGAGTCGCTTGGTTCTGCACGCAATGCTTACTTATCTAACTCTCTTTATATTAAAAATATAAATAAGAAATTAAAGAAAGCTGCTCAAGGTGGAACATTACAAGGTCCTACTAGTTTAGCAGATGATGGATTAAAAGATCTAGATGAACCTACTAAAACAAGTGATGCAGAACAATTGGAAATCCCAGGAGCTGTATTTGAGATATTAGAACATGATAGAGTAAAACCTATCTATATCAATAATACTTGTTTAGGATATTACTATATTGAAATGAATGATCCTAATGGTGGTAATGCAGAAGAGCAAATGACATTCACTTCTACATTAGGCGGTATGAGACCTAGAAGAACTGCTAGAGAAAATGAAGCTAATGGTGGTACTTCTACTCAAGATAATGAAGTTCTTATGAAGATTGCTAGAAAGATCTCTCAAAGAATTGATAAGAAATTCATTAACTCTAATCAAGATTTAGCCAAAGAGATTTATACTGTATTGAAGTACAATGCAGATAATAATGGTAAGACTACTAAACTTCGTATTAGCTTTATCCCACCATCTGATATTATTCATTCTTACTTCGAATTGAATAAGAAAACTCATCGTGGTGTATCTGATATTGTTAAATCCCTATTCCCAGCTAAGTTATATACTTGCTTATATATCTCTAACACCATTGCATTATTAACTCGTGGTTATGACAAACGTTTGTATCATGTAAAACAAACAATCGATACAAATATCACATCTGTACTTCTCAACGTAATTAATCAAATCAAACGTTCTAACTTCAATCTTCGTCAAATCGAAAATATGAATAATATTATGAACGTTACTGGTAGATTCAATGACTTGGTAATCCCTCAAAATGCTAATGGTGAATCTCCTGTAAGCTTTGAAATTATGCCTGGTCAAAACGTGGAAGTTAAAACAGAGTTTATGAATATGCTAGAAGAAATGGCTGTAAACCAAACTGGCGTTTCTCTAGAAATGGTAAATAGTAGATATCAAGAATCTACTGCTACTCATCTTACTATGAGTAATGCTAGATTCCTTATCAAGGTTTATGCTAGACAGAAACTATATGAACCTATCTTATCTGCTATTTATACTAAACTCTATCAATATGAATATGATACGAATTCTATTGTTAAAGTAGAGCTTCCACCTCCAATCATGTTGAACTTCACAAATACATCTCAAATCTTATCTATGTCACAAGAGTTGATTCAAAACATTGTTCAAATGAAATTTGGTTCTTCTCAAAATGATCAAGAGAAGATGGCATTTACATCTCTTCTTATGGAATATTATTATGATTCCTTCTTACCAATGGATAAGATTAACGAAATGGCCGATAAAGCTAAATCTATAACAGCTGCTAATAAACCTGTATCCTCTGGAGGAGATGCTGGTGGAGACATGGGTGGAGGTCAATATTAATTCTAAATTATTATATTGACTAAATAATAATGAAAGAGCTCTCTCACAACTTAATAAAAAATAGTGTTATATAAAATGCACTTTTAAAGTAAGTATTTATTCAAATCTTCTCCGAATGGGGAATCGCTTATACATTATACATTTTCAGATTATTTATTTGCTTTAATCTCTTAAATATTACGACCTATCTACTGTGTGTTTTTCTATATACTTTTCCACTACAATAGATAAAGTAACATTTAACTTCTCCAAAGTATTTTATAGGACACATTTCCTTAGTTGATCTCTTTCAAAAACCTATCTAATTTTAATCAAAATCCTAATATTGAGCATAGTATTAAATTATAATATATAAATTTCCGCAATGACTTGTTACAAAAAATAAAGGATATTTGTGGTCTAGATCTAATAGTATTCTCATTACCCCAAGTAATCAATAACAAGAATGTATAATGACAATACATGAAACCTTTTATATACAACTGTAATGAAAGAAAACTAGATTGATTTAGTAACTGCTCAATTAAAATAAGATAGGTTAAATTTTTATACATTTTTATGATTCCATGTTACCCGCTTGGAAAAAATGTATGTTAAAGACATAGAAAAATTTTAGGGATTTAGATCTCTAGCAACTTATGCACAAAGAATGGAGAAGGGATTAATTCCCTTCTCCAGCTTTTTGTGTTATTTCGACTACTTGTTTTAAATTAGGTCTATCTTGGATAAGTTGAAGTCTTCTTCTCTCTTCCAGTTCTATTTCTAATAACTTCTGATTGATATCATGATCGGAAAGTTGTATTTCCACACAATCAGTTGCTATCTTTTTAAATAGAGGTTTCTTAGAAGCATAGTAGTGTTTCAATGTAGAGAATCCTACATCAACTATATCTATGTATCTAGTATTATGTGCCCTTGTTCTACCAAAGGTTTGTTTAGTTAATACTTGAGATTTGAATGGCTCATTAAGAACAATGGTCATTTCTAAACCTTGAATGTCTAATGCTGCTCCAGCAGATTTAGTAGTCGTAAGAATGATTCTATTATTAAGCTCTTTAGTCTTTTCTTCTTTAGGAACTAATGATGAGAATAGTCCTACCGATAGATGAGGATAATAATATTTTATCCAATAATAAGTTCTCATAATAGCATAATTAGTTCCTATATAAATAAGAACCTTACCACTTGGAGAGACTGTTTGCTCTATCATAACCATTAAGATTTTTAATATCTTATAATAGTTTTCTTGGAATGTAAGATACTCAGTATATTTGACTCTATCAAATCCGTATATATTACTACAAGCTGATATATCAGTTGCTTTAGGATGTGAGTTAAATAGCATAGAGATGTAACTTGTATGAGGATCCTTATCTTCATCAAATAAGTCGATAGATGGAACTGTCTTAAAAGCAGTTTGATAAATTCTGTTATTAAAGAAATCTGATTGAATAGGAGTTGCTGTGAGATAATATGTCTTTGCTACATCTGTAAAGAAGTCAATCATACAGATATTATCAAACCATAGATGAGCTTCATCATATATCTTAACCCCAATCTCTAATCTTCTAAATAAAGCTGATACCATATCCCAGCCATACTTCTTAGCAAAAGATTTAATAGTACTATGAGAGCATAAAAAGAATTTAATCTTAGATACATCTTTCATACCATTGATTAGCTTTGCTATAGATCCTACACCTGCTATAGTATAAATCTCATCATCTCTGAGATTGGTATACTCTTTAATCTTTTCTCTCCACTGATCAATCCAATCTAGAGAAGATGTAATCATCATAGTTCGCATAGACAGGTATGCAAATGTTACTATAGCAACATAAGTCTTACCAACACCTGTATTTAGATTTACTTGTAATTGAGATGCTCTTTCATTTTTCTCATATGGAGGCATACCTAAACAGAATTTAATAGCTTCTTTTTGCTTTTCGTCTCTAGGAGTATATTTTAATTTGACTCCACTTATCTTAGCAAACTTATCTGGACCTACCTTATGGAATATATCTCTACCAAAAGATCTTTCAATATAATACTGTTCTATACCAGCAGGAAGATATAAGTCTTTCTTCTCTGCATCATAATACATACCTTTAGATTCTAGCCTATGATATGCTTTGTTATATACTGAAAACTTGCGTTCAATAAACTCATTATCCCCAGGCTCATAGTTGTGGATAATGGTAGTAGTTTTACGCATTTCTATTTTACTATTTACATTATTCATTATATATTCTCCTTAAATTAGATTACTATATCGTCTCATTCCTCATATTTATAGTATACAACTAAGATTACAAATAAAAAAATAAAGAGAGTGGAATAACTCCACTCTCTTATTACTATGCCTTTATAGTTTTAATTACTTTTTCTACCTCTTTTAAAGTCCTATGATGTACTTCAAGAGACAGTAATAATTTTTGAGAATCAAGATTTAAATCTTTAGAAATTATTTTGATTAAATCCATCTTATCTTCTCTACTACAAGTAATCTTGGATAATGTAATAAATACACCATCTTCATTCTTAAAATCGATTCTTTTATTATATAGAATCTTGCTGAGCTCTTTAGCATTATTATAATAAGTATCTGTAGTCTGTTTACAATTCTTGAAAACACCATCTAAGATAGTATAGAATGCTTTTGGATTAAGAGCTATAAATTCTTTATATTCACTACTATGAAAATTAAACACTTAACTATTAAACTCCTTTTTAAATTTAGGTATTAATCTTATGATCAATTTGAGCTTAGTTGAATCTAATTTAGTAAACTCCTTTGCAGCCATTCTGACTATAATATCTTTTTCAACTGAACTAGCTTCTAAGAATGCTGCTGGCCTTCCATCAACTAATTGAAATTCAGAATCTGTATATAGCAGTTCATATAACTTTAAAGCTAACCGAAAATAAACTTCTTCTGCTCTTCTTCCAGGAGTTCTGACTGTTATAATACTACCAGATTCAATCTTTTTTACCTCATCTATTTTAGCAGATTCTTTTGCCAAATTAAATGCTTCAGCAAGTATTGGTCTGATCATACTGTAGAATTCTTCTACGGTTAATTTGTTAGGAACCATTAATCCAGTATGATCACTTTTTATCTTTAGTTTTACCATATATTTTCTAATTTCTTCCCATATAACTTAACGCACTCTGCATTTGTATCCCTAGCAATATTCATAGCATTCAATCCTAACTCTTGTTTTAAAATAATAGCTTGCTTACAGAATGCGTAAACATTTTTAAAATCTTTAAGTTTGAAGTTGTAATGTTTACAAGCTTCTTTAACTACTTGTTTCTCATCCCCTCTAGCATAGGTTACATTAAGAATATGACTTCTTTGCATTCCTTTAGAAGAGGTAAAATAGAATCCATGAACGTCTTTTTTGTTCATCACTTTTGCTATTACTTTTGCCACTTCCACCATAGTATTTTGCGGAGAGTTATTATACTCTATTAGATAATATCTTTTATCTAATAAAACAAACGCTCTTATTAACCCTTGTAAAAACATTTCAGGTTCAAAGGTATAACTTTGATCACTCTGAATTGTTTTGTTATCTGTATTCATTACTTTTAAACGAAATCTAATCATTTCCCTGTACTCCTTTTTTTAAACTACAAACTTTGGCTCCCAAAATCTTTTCATATCTTCACCATAATAATATACTATGATAGATTTAATATGATTCTCTAAGAACTTAAAATCTCCTTTTATGAAATACTTCTTAGAATAAAGCACGTCGTAAAATCTTCTAAAGTGGGTTTTAAAGAACTCAAAGAATTCTTCACTCAAGACTTTTTTAACAAGTTCTCTCCCATCCGATTCTTCTAATGATATAGAATCAAGGATGATGTGGCCATAAATAAAACTACCGTCAAATAAAATCTGACCTAGATAGTTTGCTACTTTGGTTACCATTGTATCAATGAAGTCATATTCATCGATCAATCCTCCATCTCTTTTAAAACTATCAGCTGCTTTAAAAGCAAATGATAACATCTGATTCTGCAAATACGATGCCATTTGATCTGCATTTAGATATAGATCATTATTACAATCTAGTATTCGTCTAGAATCTAAAATATTACATACAAACATTTTATTTTCCTCCTTAAAATTAATATATAATACTTCATAATTATAGTATATAATTATAGCTGAAATTATCTTGACATTTAGGTGAGGTGGTATTATTCTTTTCTTTGTTTAATAAAGCCTTTGTTAATTTACTTACTTTTAACTATTACTCTCCTTAAAAGTAAAATACCTCCTTAAAGAGTTTCTTGCTTACTCTAAGGGACCATCCATAATTGGCAACACTTTTGTGGATACAGAAGAACTTTTTCATTATAATACCTAAGATTAATTCTAAATACTTTCAATCGAATACTTAACTTAATATAAAAAATAATACCACTTCAGGCTCTAGTCAGATTATCTGGCTAGAGTCCTTTTTATGCGTAGTAACCCAGAAAATATACTTAAAAACAAAAAAAAATAAAGGCGGATATTAACCGCCAGGAATTGATCCACCTTTATTTTATTAGAGACTAGACTTAGTATAATTCGTTGTAGTCGTCAGACTCTTTGATTTTCCTTAACAACTCTCCTGTTCTAGCAGCCTCGTATGCTGCTTTAGCATCTGCTTCCTTCTTAGCTTCTTTTTCTGCTTTAGCCTTTTCAGCCTCTGCCCTGATTTCATCAGCAGCTTCGTTTAAGGCCTTTCTATAGTCGGTTGTAAAATTCTTGAACAAGCCTTTACAGCCTACAACTAAAGATTTAACACTACAAAGAATGCTGTTAACGTTATCGGCATACTTATCGTACACGCTAGCTGCAGCAAGCAACATCTTTTCATGAACGCTGAACTCTAATGTGGCACCATCTTTTGAGACGCCACTAAACTTAATGGCACGAATACCATCATCGTTTCGCGTGTATTCTTTGACGAGCACATTACCATCTACACTATTGGTAAAGTCATACTTCTTGCCGACCTTTGCCAATAACACAGCTTCTTTTTCACTAAATTCAAATTTTAATTTCATAACAATTGCCTACCTTTCTAAAATTCTAATATGGCAAAATATAAAATACAAATTGAATAGATAGATTCTCACTTCTTCTATTCACTACTATAGTATACAACTGAAATAATTGAATTTTACAAAAAAGAATAAGGGGTAGGGAAATCAATCCCTACCCCACATTTGGTGTATCATAGATATTTTACCATATATTCTAGTCTAATTCAGTCTTAGGTTCATTTCTAAATGGTGCTAAGAATGCTTTAATATCTCTAGGAGCTTTCTTACCTTTATGATCGTGATTGAATGCAATAGGACATTCGCCTTTCTTGATCTTAGGTTTATTAACCTCAGCCCATACTTCATGTTGAGCATTGAGGAATTTCTTAGGCTTATCCATAAAGAATGGATCAAGAATACTTGGTGCAGTTTTCTTCTTATTCAATGGATAGAATAATGCCTTAGCAAGCTTCTGATAATCCAAAGATACGATTACAGACTTATTATCCGTTAAGGCCTCATTCAGGGTTAAGATCTCATACTCTGCGTCGGGATTTGACCAATCAGGCATCTCTAATCTGCTCTTATGCGAGCAAATCTGAGAGGCCATTATAGTTTCTAGATGGATAGATTGACATTTTACACCACCTTGGATGGCTGCATCTTGTAATGCTTCTACAATTGTATCTTTATCATAAGATTTAGTAACTGCTTTCTTATTGATAGTATCTGTAAAGATATCAAGAGATTTACCCAAGTCATTATTTTGAATCTTTAATAAGAACAATTCTATATCTTGTAATTCATTCAATGGAATATCTACATCGATATTATCAATTACAATATCTTCATCTTCAATAGCTTTAGAAATCATAGCAGCTAGTTTATTGGAGATATATAACTTCTCATCAATAGGAGTTCCATCTTCTGCTATTGCTGTAATCTTAGCAAATACTTCATCATCAGGAGTAATTACTTCGAAGCTATTAATATATTGATCTACAAATGGACCATCATCTTCTGAAGCATGCATATCATCAGAGAAGGATCTATGTTTGAAGAATTCATCATCATTCTCTAATTGGATATCTTGGGTTTTGATTCTAAGTTTCCAACCAGACATTTGTTTGTTCTTGAATATATCTTCTTTTAAAGAAATCTCATTTACATTTGCTACTTCAAAGAACTCATTGAATTGTGGAACCCATTTAATGATCTTAATTACAGTTTCTAACAAGTGTTTAGCTGATAGACGTTTTTGTGTATATTGAGAAGTGATCAATTCTGTTGCAATACGTCCAATGGAGATATCTTTATTTGTATGACCTAGATCCCCATAGCATTTATAACACACACCATGTCCTTCAGCATGAGATTTACAAGTAATAGGACTTCTTAACCAAATCTTTTGACCTATTAAATGAGTATCAGTTCTTTTAATCTTAAACTCAAGACCATATCTTTCAAAACGGAAATATCTATCATCAAGCATTGAAAGATGTTTCTTATCTTTTACAGTAATATGAACGAAGTTCTTTGTACCACAATCATAATGTTTATCTGGATGGATATGGGTATCCATATTATTAAGACCTAAGATACGAGAGAAACCACCAGACTCGCCAACGTTCTTCTTAGAGATAATTTGTGCTACACGAGATGCACCATTATCAATATATTGTGCTACCATGTTATTCAAACCGCCATTGATATACGAGCTATTAATAATATCATGATAGATGGATCCTTGTCCATCTGGTTTAGTACCGATATTGATATTGTTTTCTTTATACTGTCTGATATTAATACCCTCTTGAGCACCAAAGGCATATTTGAGACAATGGTCATACCCTACAATTTCATTAGACTTCATAATGAAATTATCAATAGCATGATGAACCAATTCCATACCTTTATCTTTTACCTCTCCAATAGGTACGTTGCTAAGATCAGCATGAAGAAGATCAAAGTATTCTTTGCTCTTTTGCATAATATCAATATCATCTTCTAGGTTTAATGTATTTGCCAAGAACAAAGCAAATTCGTCAATATAAGAAAAATGATATACTGTATCAGCAATAGCATTATTGAGTAGCTTATTTTCGATAGAGATTTTGTTAGGATCGATTATATTCTTATCGATATATGCTTTAATAGCATCGGCAGTAGTAAATTTCTCAAAAAATAAGTGCTCTGGCTTGATTGGTTGTTCTATGTATACTATTGGGAACCACATCATAAGATTTAATAAGTAATCCATGATATTAAGCTCAACAGATAGACTTTGATTTCCTTCAAAGAACGGTTCAATAAATAAACCTTGTATAGATGGCATTTCTATTCCATCTCTTAAAATATTAAGGACACCTTGAAAGTGATGATTCCAATTATCTCTCGTTATGGCACGAGTATCAATTTTTAGTTTTCCCTTTTTCACTAATTCCGCATAGATGTAATAATTAGTGAAATTACTAACGGTTTGCATTTCTTGCATTTGATCCTCCTTAAATTAATCACTTTAACCTTATAAGGTTGTAGACGTGATTGTATAAATCTACTACCACTTTTATAGTGTATATTCAAAATATATATTGACACAAAAAGGGCAGACTACGGAACTAAATCCGTAGTCTATAAGATATTTTTAGAGTTTTTTAAGAGATGATCAATCGATTAAGATTAGCGACCGATTTTGTTGAAGTTGAAAGCGTCTGGAGTTAATTTGATAAGACGTTTTTGAGATTGCATTGCATCACGACGTACGCGGTTAGCATATTTAGTGTAGATCTTTTTCAACAAACGGCGTTCGTTAACACGGTTTTTACGAAGAGCTTCCCAGTCAGCATCGCCTTGCTCACGAGCCATTTGAATGGAAGCTAAATGGATACGACGGTTCAAGTCGTCTTTACGAGTCATTTTAACTACGGAACGGCGACCCAATACACCAGCTTCTACCAAGTTTTGGAAATCAACGGATTCAGTGTAAGCTTTGAATTCTTCGTCAGTCATACGGTTCATTTGGTCAATCAACATATTTTCCAACAATGCGTCTTGGTCAACGATACCAGTGCCATGAGATTCAACTACAGGTTCGTGGGATTCATTAACTACGAATCCTTCTGTTTGATCAAATAACATAATTCTTTTACCTCCTAGGATAGTAAATTGTTAATAAAATTTGAGTTATAACTCTAAAAGAGTGCGATATATGTGCTCGCACAAGGAGTTTACCAATATGTTCCTCATATCAAATGATTAAATATCGATCTGGTTATATACTATTAAAATGTAGTAAGATTTAAACACCTTAATAGGCAATAAATATAGAGGAGGAAAATAATGAATAATATCGAAATGCCGAAAGGTATAACAATTCAAAGATATAAAGAGACAATGCTTTATGTAATGGAACGTGTATGTCCTAAATTATCTAGAATGGATATATTAGATGCTATAGATTATAGCATTAGTAAACGATATAAGTCTGGTACAGCTAGACTTCATAACAACTACACAAAGACTGAAGTTGATATGGACTTTATCAAACTGGCAAATGATCTTCTTAATAAGAAAGCTATCATGACAACAGAAGGGGTATTATTTGGAAAGCATGGTTCTGTAAAGAATCCATTCTATAATCTAATTCAATACCTTGCAGATAAACGTGATGAAGCTAAAAAGGAAATGAAAAAGTATCCTAAAGGATCTGAGCAGTTCAATGCATGGAATCTTAAACAGCTAAATTATAAAGTATCTGCTAATGCATTATATGGTTGCGCTGGTCAGTATAGTAGTATATTTTACAACCTTTATCTGTGTACCGCGATAACTGGTCAAGGTCGAGGATGTATCTCTGCATCTATCACGATGTTTGAGGGGCTCTTGGGTAATAATATGAGATTCGAATCTCTTACTGAGGTATTACAATATATTGATAATATTGTAAATGATCAGAAAGAAGAAAGATTTTCTAAATTCAATGATTGGGATGTATTAGATAAAAATATCACAGTAGAAGAATGCTATCTTCGTATTATGGATATTTGTGGTACTAAAAATTGGATTCCATCAGAAGAGGCTAGAGAAGCTATTTGGAATACTATATGCAATCTAGATCAAAGATGTATCAATATAGTTTATTACAAAAATAATCTATATAAGTTCTGTGAGAATAGAAGAGTAATCAATCTAATCTTACAAATGCTTACTAAGATGGAAGAACCATATCTAGATCCAAATAAAGTTCCTGAAACTATTGATTATGAGCTAAGACTGTTTAAAGACTTGATCTTTGAATATATCTATTATCGTCATATGTTTATAGATAAACTTCCTAGAGTATACGAGATGGAACGTGATATTGTATTGATTACAGATACAGACTCTTGCATTATCTCTCTAGATGAATGGTATCAATTTGTATTGAAATATACTATTGGCATTCCTATGAAGATCAAATATACTCAAGCTCAAATAGATGAGGAATCTGATAAGATAGTGTTACAATATAAAGAGAATGAACCTAAGTATGAATATGACTTCTACAATAGTAAACTAGTAGAAGCTAAGAGAAAGAAATATCCTTTAGTAGTGATAGAAGAGGATTCTCTAAGATATAGCATTGTAGATATCATGTCTTATGTAGTAAGCCAATTAATCTTAGATTATATGATTCTATTTAGTGAGAACTATAATACATATGCAGAGGATAGAGACTGCCTACTTATTATGAAGAATGAGTTCTTATTCAAATCCTTATTACTTACAAAAGGTAAAAAGAACTATTCTACTTTACAACTAGTTCAAGAAGGCAATCTTATTCCAGAAGATAAACAAATGGATATCAAAGGTATGCCTATGAGTAAGGTTGGTACTCCAGAATCTACAGCTAGAAGACTAGAGCAGATTTTAGAATATGATGTATTGCGTAATTCTTTCATAGATCAAATTGATTTGGTTAAGAAGTTTACTGTATTGGAAAAAGAGATTTATGAGTCTCTAAAGAATAAAAGTAAAGACTTCCACAAACCTGCTCGTATCAAATCTATGAACTTCTATAAAAATCCTATGGCTATCCAAGGTATCAAAGCAGCATTTGCTTATAATACCATCAAAGATAGAGCAGAAGAAGGTATTAATCTAGAAGAGCGTAATAGTGTTCTTATTATTAAGACTAATCTTACTACTAAGAATATTAATGAGATAGCAAAATCTCATCCAGAACATTGCATGAGGGCTAATGAGTTATTAAAAGATTCAAATTACAAAGCTGGTATCACTTCTATAGCTATCCCATCAAATATTGATATTCCTGATTGGGTAATTCCATTTATTAATTATACGGATATCATTCAATCAAATCTAAGAAACTTCCCATTAGAAGAGCTTGGTATTAGTAAGATGGATAGTAAGAATGTAACTCATACTAATATCCTTCAATTTTAGGAGGTCATAATGCTTATAGGAATAGAAGCAGAGGTTATGGCTGGGATTATAGCAAAGAAGATTATCAATGCTTATAATTCTAAGCTTGAAACTGAGGTTAGGCTAGCATTAGATTCGATAAGGTGTTTAATAACTGAAACTGAATCAGAGACTGAAGTATTAAATATGCTTAGAAAGAAATATGGTATGAGATTAGTATTTAAAAAAGTCCATGATAATGCTACTACTCATACATATATTGCATTGGAATATAAAGATCTAGCATTTAGAATAGAATAAGTAGAGAGGGATAACCCCTCTCTACAAATTTTTGTATGATTATATACTATAATTATGAAGGACATACTTCAATTAAAGTGATTTGATTTTGAGCATTAATATTTTTTAGTTTGGAGGTAATCAAAATGATTAAAACTCAAGTATCGTTTAAAGACATGATTGATTTGATGGGCGAATCAACAGGCTTTAACATTCCAGAATATTCTGCAAAGAATATGTATCGTAAATCTACTTATGGTGATAATAGGATTATTCCGTCTCAACATTTTACAGTATTTGAAAATGATAACGAGGATAGATGTATTTATACTTCAGAAGATGGTAGAAAGATCTATATTCAGTCTTTATTAGATCCTAAAGATGATCGTAATGTTAAAAGTAAACAAATTATGGATCAATTAGAAGTGGGATTGAAATTATTAGGTCCTGATTTATTAACTTATCTTGATTATAAGTATAATGAAGATGTTTCTAGAATTGAATATAAGGACTATCATCTTATCATTGCCAATGAATTACCATACTTATCTCCTATTCTACTTATGAATTATGGTCCATCTGATCAAGTTTTAGTAGGAGATTTTGGTGATATTTACTTAGATCCTTGTGATAATCGTATTGTTAGTAATGATGATCCATGGGCATTTGTTCAGGACTATATCAAACCAGAACTAATAGTATATTCTGAATTTGGAGAAATGTTAACCAATGAAGAATATAAAATTAGACACTTTGCAGATTACAAAGATCCTATTCAGATGCATATTGGTGAAAAGATATATATAAGAACATATCTTTTGAATGAAATTTCAGATAGTTGGGATTTCCCATGTGATCGCGGTTATAAAAATATTACTCTAGGTCAGCTATACAAACGACTCGAATATGATTCTATCTCTAATAGTTTTAAAGAGATTACTAGGGTTAATCAAAATAGAGATCATACATTTATAGCTATTGATGAGGAAGAATTCTTTGCAGATCCTATCAACATTCTTAACTTTGAAGGTTTTAGCAAACGTCCTTTATCAAGATTAAATACTAGAGATAATATGACTATCTCAAAATTATCTGATAATATTAGTGATAAATATTTAGATATAGTAGCTAGTACTTTACAAATGCATAAATTTGATTTACAGAATGCTGTAGCTCATGTAATAATGAGAGGTTATAATAGCGGAGAAGGCGTTATCGATATTCCAGAAGATAAAGATTTCCATAATCTCAATTTTGTTCTAGCTAGATTATCTGATGTAACCAAAACTTCTCCTAAATTAGAGCCTAAGTTTACTACTAATTTAGAAGATGATACACAATATAAACATGTAATACTTCTTAGAACATGTGATCCAGAAGAAGATAGTTATGGTCCTGCATTTATTCCTCTAATTTATATAAACGGTTATAACAGACTCTATATTGATAACTCATCCTATGAGACTGCGGCTACATTAACAATATTAGAGGGATTATTAAAATTCTTTGGAACTATGATTCCTACAATCAATGGTCATATTAGACTAGAATCTAATAAATTAGCGGCGGTAACAGTTAACAGCTCTGATTTATATATTTCAGATTTTAGAAAATATGAAACTATTACTAGATGGATGACAGCATACGATCCAGAAGAATATGTAACTTATGGTTCTATTAATAAATTAGACGTAGGCTTTATTCCAAAAGAACCTGTTGATATAGCAGAGGTCAAAGAAAAATAAAATAACGAAGGGTAGTGCAAGTCATGAATGAATTTATTACAATTAATCTAGGAGGATACCCAGTACGGGTATCCTCTTATTCTCGTCTCTTACATCGTGAACAAGGAGATGAAGTAAATGGGTTTGAACCATTAAGCGATTTTGGTTATAATTCTATATTATTCCATAATCTAGGATTTAAAACCGCTCCAATTGGTTTACAATGGATCGAATCTGGAAAGCCTATTGAATGGATAGCCAATGAATCTAATAATGTATTAGATGTACCTATGACAAAGAACAAATTAATGTTGTTAGGTCCTACAAGTCTATTAGACTTAATGCGTATTGTTAGATTATGGGGTGCTGGTCATGTAGAGAATGGTAATCTATTAGATTACGTCCATTCTTTCCAATTACCAGATCCTGATCAAATTAAGTATTTGATCGAAAACCATTATAAAGTTTCTAGAAAGGCGATCATTAAAAAGAAAACTGATAGCTGGTTAACTTCTCATGTAGAAGTTAGAAGACTTTATAATATCAATCCAAACATCGATGAGGAGTACTACGAAAACTGCTTTAGAAATTATACTAAGTATTTTAGAGCAGCTATTATAGAGAATCCGATTCCTTTATTTGTAGCTTCTATTATCGATCCAGATTTTCTATTTGGTATTATTAGAGAATCTGAAATACAAGCTGCTAAGATTGTTAATGCTCAAAAATATGATGGTATAGCAGCTCTTAGAAAAGATGAAGATATGTTTGACGAATTCATCAAAGTATTTACAGTCTTTGAAGAACAAGTAAATGAAATATATGCTCAAGAAGGAGCATTTGCATTTACTAAAGATCTTAGAAACTCTATGGAATTTGTTCCATCTGGTAGTGTGTCTATGATGTATAGAACACACAAAGCTGGATTAGAAGATAATAAAGCGCATAAGTTCTATAAGCTTATTAGTGAAGATGATGTTATTGCTGATTTATCTATGGTATCTGATTATATTGATGGTAGCTTAATAGATGAGGATAGACAAGAGATCTTTAAGTATATTGATAAGAAATCTCTTCCTAAATTCTTGACAGATATGGTTGTTAAGGAAGATGGAAGCAAAGCTCAATCTGATGCATATGAAACAGTTATGGTTAGATTCAAAAGAATCCTTACTTGTCTAAAAGCAAGTTTCCCAGACATGTTTGATTCTAAAGATAAATTGATTCTTACCAAACCATTTTATATGGATGAGCATAGATTTGCATTATATAGTAAAGTGACTAATGAAGTTATCATAACTACTAATGATAGAAAGATCTATATCATGAGTCCTAAGAATGCTATTGATCTTTACAAGTCTCTATATAATACCAAAGTACTTTTAGATCCTAAAGAGATTCCACCAGAATGTTCTCCAGCAGCTCCTAGAATGAAATTGATTGGTGAGAAGAATGAAGAAGTTCCATCAATTATTTCTGAACCTATTCCTACTGGTAAAGTTGTGACTGAATCTTATCAGACTCCTCAGTATGATAATGTGATTGGCTCTTCTGGAATACAAGTAGATGCTGATGGTATGATAGGAATTGATATCTCCAATTATATCGAACAATAGAAAATGACAAGAAGTCTGACCTCTAAATAACTAGAGGTCAGATCTTCTGTTTTATAATTTGTTTTGAGGTTAAGGGGAGATATTTTTTATGTTGCCAGCAGATGAACGACGTATGAAAGAGGTCGTATTATTATACAACAAGGTTCAGGATAAGATTATGTTTTTGGGAATGAATGCTATTCTTAAAATGAATGTGGTTCTATATACTGGCGGATATATGGATCCAAATAAAGGTAAGAAATATTATTATGGAGAAGTAAAATATACTGATGATGAAGGGCTTAATAGAAAGAAGATAAATAGAAACTTTGATGCTTATCTTACTATAGAAAATATAAAGCCTACAGAAGCTGGTACTAAAGAGACTATAATAATCAGAGGAGCTCAATTAGAATTGATGAGATTAACTCTTCTTCCTATATTAGAAAAGATAGTATTACAGCCAGAGCTATTTTATGAGTCTAGAAACAAAAAATTATACTTAGGAGAAGTTCCAGCTACTACTATTGAATGTGGTAATAATAAATTCTTATTATTCGCACCAGGGATTCATAAACTATATAATGAAGATTTACAGCCTTGTGTAGATCTATATTTAAGTAATGAAACCAATATCTCTAGTATGAGTTTCAATACTGTTTTGCAGTTTATGAACTTTATTAGAACCTTTTCTATTTATCAGTATGCTTGTACTATGATAAACTTCTTACCAAGACCAGTACCTGGATATAATATGTTTGATATGAGCCTCCCAGCAGAGTCTCCATCATACTTCGACACACACAAGAATAAGAGAATGCAGTAATTGCATTCTCTTATATTTTTTTGATTATATACAATAATTGTGATCATAATAATTTTAAAGTTTAAAGATATATAGAAGAGAGATAGAAAGGATATTTCTATGGATCATATTGATATTCTAAGAATGATTGTAACCGCAATCATAATGAATTTGGTTAGAATACTAATCGATTTCATTGTTATGAAAATCAAAAAGCATCTGTGATTAACATCCATTTCTATTGGATAAAGGTAAATACCTCCATTGTATATAATCAGTGTTTCATTTACCGATCTCTTTTCTATATATCTTTATAAATAAGTTATATACATCATTATCTATTATTTTTTTTAGTTAATCGTCATCATTGCTGGTTGGTTTCTATTAGCAGCAGATACAAATGTATTATCTAACATTTCTACGATTTGTTGTCTGTCTCTAGCCTTTTCTTCCAAAGAAGATAGTTTTAAATCTACGTTAGCATAAACTGTTTCTAAGTTGTCATACATTTTTAATTGTTCGTATAAGAATGTAGCAACATCGGCAGTAGCCAATCTTTCAAATGTCTCCATTTGTGTAGGAGGAATAGTTTTAAGATTATCAGCATGCTTTACAAATAAAGAGATAGGAACTCTTTGGAATTTGGTTAAGAATGAAGCTGAGATAGCTACATTTAGTTTAATCTTATTAGGTGGGATCCATTCTACATAAATACCGTTAGAGAATGCAGATACATGATCGGCCATCATAGTAATATCAGCATAAGTACCAAAGTCTACAGAGCTTGTCATCATATCATATGTATTTACACCACCATATGTAAGACCTGGGAAATGAGCAGACCATCTATGCCAATCAATATCACCACATCCTAAGATAGTTTGACTTTCACAAATAGTTTCATCTATTAACCAGTAATCACCTTTTTGATTTTCTGGTCCTAATGTATAAGGAACTTTATTTGGAAAGTATCTTGAGAATGTATCTAATGTTTCATTACAGATTACATCTCTAGCCCATATATCTTTAGAGAGATAATCTGGTAAGTTCATTTGCCGTGTACCTAAACGTCTCTCAATCTTATTGAGAAGTTTAGTCATTTCATTTGCCATTGGCATATATTTACACTTCCTTTCTTATGGAATATTTTCTATTATCCTAATGTGGAAAGGCTATAAATGAAAAAAAAATAAAGACTAGTATTAAACTAGTCTTTATAAGCAGGAATCGTACCATAGTGGTTGATCTTCCACTCGGTATTAGCTTTGGCCTTTTGGCCTTGCTCAACTTGTTGTTGATGTTGAATGGCAGCCTTTTCTTCTGCCATTTGATTTTCATGGGCAGTTTGAATAACCCCCATAGCAACAATTATCAACATGCCGATCATAATAATAATAGATTGATTAATATACTTCTTCATTTTTTATACTCCTTATGTAATAATATATTATATATTCATTACTATAGTATACAATCGAAAATTAGAACTTTACCAAAATATTAAAAGCCTGACTTTATTATAAATCTTATATAAATAGAATTAATCATTCCAGGAGGTATCTAAAATGGAAGATTGGAAAATTAGATTAATAAATGAGCATATTGAACTTAGAGAACGTATTTCTAAGCTAACTAAATTCTTAGAAGAAAATAAAGATCATGAAGACTCAAATGTTCTTAATAGACAATTGACTGCTATGAAAGAATATCTAAAAGCATTAGAAGAAAGAATCGAAAAGTACTGTCACTAAAATATTCCCCATAGCTATAACAGCTATGGGGTATTCTTGTATCAAAATTTTAATGCCATAAATAAGACTGTTAGTTTACACTTCTTAGACTTTTTATGAATATCATACTTAACTAAGAATCTATTAGCTCCTTGACCATTTATATTATCTCTAATCTCCATAGTAGTTATATCACCCTTAGCGATATTGAGCATTGATTTATTTATATAGCTTAAGTATTCATAATTTCTATTACCATTAGAATCTCTGAATGTAAAAGCAAATATACCATCTGATGCTTTAAAGTTATTCATTATATTTTGAAATTCTTCATCAGATTCTAAATCATAATCTTTTAATACTACTCTACTATTCTGATCTTCATATGCAAAGAAGAAGTAATAATTTACGCCTTTTAAAACTTCTGCTGCTGGGATGGTATACATCTGAGCAAAGATATCTTGTTCTGTAGTGATAATCTTATTTGTATGAGGCTGTCTTTCATTATGAACTACATGCTTTGTTTGAGTTTTGATATAATGACATGCTACAAATGGTTTCCCATTTAGATCATACTGTTTAAGACCAAGGATAAAGTTATTAGTCTCTAACCCATTATCTTTAATAGATTTAAAAAATGGATTTAAGTCTTTAGATAGAAATGCAATACTATATAATCCTAAATCTATAGGTAATATATGGACTTTATCTTTAATCTTCTCAAAATATCCTATAGTAGCAACTGAATTAAAACTCACTCCACAGATAGAAGTCTCTGGAGAGGATTGAAGCAACCATGCTGGGATAATAGTTATCTCAGATTTTAGGTTTTTAGATTCATCTAATGCTAAATAGAGATTAGTAGAATCTATAGTGATTTCAAATATTCCATTATTAATCATTATAATTTTTCTCCTAATCTCATAATCATACCATCAACAACATTTTTTACCCAATCTGGAATAGGTCTTTGAACACCTACAACTCTATTAGGATTTATCATAGATACTACAGATTTCTTAGTATTTGCAATCTGTTTAAATTCCTTAATATCCTGCATGCATTCTTCTACATTTGCTAGACCTACCCATCTATGACAGAACTCAATGTAGTTATATGATGCTAGATTCTCTGTAAATGTACCACCAGTACTTAGTTTCAAATAAGATGGATCTTGGAATGGTGCATTATCAATAAAGATCTTACCTACTTGTGTATTTGGAGCCATATTAAATTCTTGCATCAAAGAAGGGTATAGACGTTTATAGTCAAAGTCATTACCATTATTGAATTTGGAAATATAGATACCATTGGCTCTAACACGGTTCTTATTACTAATCTTTGTAGCTTCTGCTACGAATGCACCAGCAAACTTTTCTGTAGGTTTCTTGCCAAATCTATTTACGTTATTACCCATAATAACACCCTCATGGTGTTTATAGAATTCAGCACCTTTGGTAGATAGATAGTTTGTTTGTCTAAAGATCTTTTGATATGGGGTATTCATTTCAATTACATTGTTAAACATGTATTTGAAATCTTCTGTTTGGGCTTCAATACAAGCCTGAACAACAACGTCAATGATATTATATAACCAGAATGTATGGAAGTCTATATAAGGAAGTTTACCGATATCTGTAGTGATATCATGATAATCTAATTTTCTAACTCCACATTCTAAACCACCAACAAAGTCCAATGCATAAGAGTCTATTGCTTTCTGACCTTTACGTCTAGATGCATATGATACCATTTGGTCTAGATATACTGTTCTTGAAGAAATGAATGAATAATCACCACGTTCTTGAGGGTCATTCTGATTCTTTTCATCTACAAAATATTCACAGAATTTAATAGGAATATCTTGATCACAAATAAGATCTTTAGGATCGATATTGTTCGCCTCTAATCGTGCAATAAGAGATGGAAGGTCATATGCGATATTATATGCTGCTGCAATATCTGGAGATAATTCGTGCACTAGATTAAAGAAAGCTATAATCATTTCAGCTTCTGTATCAAAGAATCCAGTAGATAAACCTATATTATCTAACTTATATTTGGATACCTTTTCTTTAGATCCTAAATCATACTCTACGAAATCTTGAACTTCTTTAATATATTTCTTAAAGTCCTGTTTCATTCCATCTTCTAATTGTTGAATTTGTGGATTAGCTGGATTTCTTAAGATAAAATTATATAAAGTATTAGTCTTTGTAAAATATGCTGTGATTGCATTTACTGGGCACTCACCAATAGTGATTACATCTGGATTTAATGCATTGATAATATCGGACTCAATATCAAAGAACAGTATATCGATATTACAAACTGGATTCTGATATAACTCTGCAAATGTGCTACGAATATAGTTTAAGATATTCATATCAGCAGAGAATGCTCTTGGATGAGCAAAGAATGCATCATTCATTCTATAATTACCAGAATACATATTCTGTTTATAAAGATCTTCATTACCAGTCTCTATAGCTATAGACTTTTTAATATCTTTATATTTACAAGTTACAGGATCAACCTTCTCTCTTTCTATAAAGTGAAGATTGTAACTTGTTTGATATTCTTTCTTTAAAAGATACCAAGTATATTCAGGTTCATAATAGACTCTGAATTCTTTTTTGCCAGTATCATTATTTTTAAAGATAATTATAGCAAAGTCTCTATCAAACTTACCAGTCTCCTCATTTCTAGTAGGTCTTTGATAGAACACGTTCATTATTGTTAAATTGGATCCCCTTGGATAACCAATTACCTCTTCTAAAGTCATTTCTTTCCTCCTAATATTTCAATTTCTATTATAAGTAAGTCTCCGAAATTCTCAAAATAAAATCGGTATGGGAACCACCCCATACCGAATATTTTAGATTAATCCTACAACTTTCATAAGGACTCTAACGGCTAATACCGCTGAGCTTAATAATAGAATTGATTGAATAACAAAGCTTAATAAACCTATGATAACGTAATACCATTTAACCTCTATTACATTTTTCCTTCCAATCCCACATGCCTGTTTAATAGAGCATTTTGCAAGGACAAAGAGTATAGTAATAGAATAAAAGTATCCTATAACCCTCATAGCTTGCTCTTCTAATTCTAGCTTTGGTAAAAAGATAAACATCATGGTTACAACCACACATATTGTCCAATAAGTCTCAGAATAATTGGACCACCAGATGCTTAATATACTCTCCTCTTCACGCTTTTTCATTATAACCCCTCTTTAAAAATACAATTCAAATAATCTATATAATAGATAGGCAAATATCTTTAATTCTATCACACAAGAAAAAATAACCCCTAATCTATAAACTTTCATAGAACTATATAAGGTACCATATCGTTGTAAGGTATCCATACTGTCACTAAATATAATTCCTATAGTTCCCACTAACATAATAAGTATTGTACCAGGTAAGCCAATATCATTAGTTATCATCAACCCTATTACATTTAATAGAGTTATTATTGCAAAGAATAATACATACATATTTATATCTCCCCTGATAATATCTGCATTAATATATTATCAAGAAGTTAATTAGATATTATACACAATTATAGTATACAACTGAATAGAGATTTTAAAGGTTCTAACAGGTTAGTAAATAATTTTCCCATGATATTATAGAAAATATAAGGAGTTGAACTCTTATGGCTAAAGAAATAGTTACGTTCGTCACAGTAGAAGACGATCATGATGAAGATAGAACGTATGGTTTTAGTTCCAATAACGTAATAGATGAAAGTAAGGTTGTAGAAGCAGAGATTATAGATTCAACCGATCAAAAGATTTCAAAGCGTAGAGGTCCTGGCAGACCTCCTAAAGACGGTAATGTAATTACTTATACAAACTTTGATGATGATGACAAAAAGAAATCTTCTAGCAAAGGATCTGTAGTAAAAGAATTTGAAAAGGGTTATGCTGATAATAGCAAACTCTTATACGGTGCTATTGCTCAAACAGAAATGATTTATAATAGTATCGAAGATGAATTAAACCATTTCAGATCAAATAGAACATATGGTGGTAAGATGCGTCTTCAACATATGTCTAACTTTATGAATACTCAAGTAACAGTATTGAATACAAAGATTGCTGCTGTTAGAGAACTTAACTCTACTCGTAATAAAATTAATGACCTTGTTCTTAAAAGAGAACAACAGCTTAAAGACGTTAAGGATGAAAACTCTGATAAGGTTATTACAGATGCATACTATGCATTACTCAATGCTCCTAGATATGGCTTACCTACTGTAGGTCAAGCATTGGCTCCTCAATCTATCAATACTGGCGTAAATCTAGCTGGTAATATTATTGAGACAGCATCTGTTGGTAGTGGGATTGCTCCTACAACAGTTAGTATGAGTGACATCGTACCTGCCAATGCTAATAATATCATTCCTGCAAATAATGAAGATCAAGCATTTAATGATTATATCGGAAACCTAACTCCAGTACAAAGAAAAATGATCTCTGAAAAAGATCCTAATATTCAAACAGTAGTTATTTATAACCAAGCTACTGGTACTAAATATTTTGACGTTGTAAATGTTCAAACAGGCCAATCTGTTCCTGGTATTCAAAGACCTGGTGAGTTCTTATTAGATGATATGAGAATTGACCAAAGAAATGGTAGAGCTGTAAACTCTAATGCCAATATGAGTTTCCCTCTAGTAATTGTTGGTTCTAGAGCTATGGATGAATTATAATAAATACAAAGATGTGGAGTAAGGGATAATCCCTTACTCCAATGATTTTAGAAATTATTATATTTAGGTTCTTCAGTAACGGTAGCATCATAGTAAACATAGAATCCATAAGTTCTAGATTTATATTTATTTACGAAACAGATTAAATCATACGCTTTTCCAGGAGTTACCCCAATAGTAGTATAAGGTACGTCTCCATTAGTATTATTTTCTGGAACTACCATAGGATTGAATGGGAATTTACCAAAAGATAGATGATCTGTATCAAACCAATTATGATATTCAGTATCACTCATACCAATGCCAGTAACAACTTTATCTTTAGCAGCGAAGTGCTCTGTATCTTCTTTTCTTACCATATAATGGAGGCCTTTAACTCTTATATGAGTAGTTTCTCCACCATCCCAATCGCTAGATATACCGCCAGCTTTATTTTGAGTATCATTCCTCAAGTCATAGTTTTCTCTATTATAGAATTCGAAATCGCTAGAAAGGGTTTTTAATTGTTTGATACCATTACTAGCCTCTCTTAATGGACCTCTTTCATCTTTTTGATAATGCCATGTAAAGTATACTCTAACTTTATTAAGCTCTTTAGGGAATCTAACTTTCTTTCTACGAATACTAGCCTCTGGTTTATGATCATGTACGTCGTACTTATACTGACCACCTTTAGACCAAGTAGCATTTACAGGAACAAAACCAATAATAAATCTTTCTAAAGTTGCTGGTGTGGCAGATATAGTCATATCGCCAGTAGGAGTTCCTCCAGCATAAGACAACGTACCAGGTCTGTATGTAATAAATGCACCATTATTATCTTCGGTATTAATAGGTTCTAATCTTACATCGATAGAATCTCCACCCATAATTTCAAAATTAGAAGTATATTCTTTTTTCTTATAAGTAACTACAATTCTTTGATTGTCAGATTGTATGATATTAATTTTAAATCTGCTTATATAGTTAAAGTTACCTCTAATCTCAGGAGGGTTTTCAAGTTCTCGTTTCTTTAATTCGAACCCTCTACCAGTGAGAATAATTTGGCCTTTACCATCATTTAACCAATTAGGTTTAAAGTTAAATTTACCAGGAATGAATTTATTCATAGGTTCTGATTCTCTCATAGTTACAGAACCAAATCTGATAATATCTTTATCATATCTATATGGGTCTTCCGTATATCTATGACCGTGGATTAATTCATTAAACTCAAATGGATTTAGATCTGGTTCGTTTACTCTTTTTTCTGTATCAGTTACGATATTATAACTATTATACATCATATTCAAACCAGGGGAGAAATCTAAGTCATTTCCATCATATCTAGATTTTACATACACCATACCAGTGAATGTTTTAGCTACATTAATATTATATGGTAGAGTTGTAATAACACAACTCATCTCACCACCAGCTAAATATCTAATACCATAATTATAGTAATACCAGTAAGTCATCACATCTAAATTATCATATAATGTAGGATATCTTAAAGCTTGGTTATCTGGTTCTCCAAAATTACCAATTACATATCCATTACCAGTAGAGGCTTCTGGAACTGCTTTGATAAATAAATGATATATCTCGTCTTTAGAGTTAAAGAAAAGCTGTTGCTTTTCACTAGATACAAATGTTCTTGTATCATCAGGATATCCTAAGAACTCTTTTAAATCTGCTTTCATAAATAGTTTATGATTTGTATATACAGATATCTCTTGTTCTTTGAGGTCTATCATCAAACCAATAATATTTGGTTGCATAGGAGGTATAGGATTGTAAACGGTTCTTATAGGATAATGAATCTCTTTATCTCCTAGCTGTACGTTTGCATAATGGTATTGATATATCTTATGCCACAAATCTATAGAGAAAGATTTATTTCCTATCTCCTTTTTACCCATATAATCAGTAGTATCTTTTACTTTAGTGATACCAACAGTTAATGGTATTCCTACATAACCATTATCCATAGGAGCTTCTTTACATTGTAATTCGAAATAGATCTTTTGATCTACTGGAATTGGGTATGGTAAGAAAGCATGATCTACTGGATCTTGATGTTCCGAATCTATAACAAATGCATCATTATTATCTGGGTCATATAATTGAGATGGTCCAAGGTTAGGTTGGATATAGGTATCTCTTAGATGAGGATTAGTAAGAGGAGCATATTTATTCTCTGTAGTAATCCGTGCAAAGAATTCATATCCTATTCTTCTTCTATTAGCATAATAAGCATCTAATTCTGGATTACCAGTTGTAAATTGTGCACTACCTACTAGATCTTTTGTCATTACATATCTATCAACGTAATATTGGTTCATATCCCAATAACCATCTGGTCTGTGTTTTAAAGGATAAGTACCAAAGTTGATATTACCAGATATATTAGCATAAACTTTAGAAGCTATAGCAAAATAGAAATCTCCATCTTCATTAAGATTAAATTCTCTTGGTCTAAATGTATAGAATGGTTTGCCATCAGAATAGATAGTAATCTGATTTCTAACTGAGTTTACACCAACACCAATAATAGTTCCTTTAATTGGAACTCTAGATTTAGTAGTTGGAACTTTATAGTGTTCACTATAAGCAGACTTATTATATTGCTCATAAGTTTCAAAATCTTGTCTTCTAGTATAGTAAATACTACCTAAACTAAAGTCTGTAGCAAATATACCAGAAGATGGTTCTTTATGGATACCTACATATAAAGGTAGGTGTCTAAATAAAGGATTCTCTTTATACTCTGTAATCTCAAACTCAAAATAGATATTTACATTTTTTGGAATAGGTTGGCTTGAGAGTATTAGAAATGGAGTACTAGCCGTGAAGAGTGTATCAGAGATCATATCTTCTCTATAAGTACTCTCATTATCATATGCAATAGGAGTAATCTTCATTTTGCTCATAAGTTTTATATTATCTCCTTTATATATAGTAAAATTTAAGTCGTATTAACAAAATGTTTGGGATAGGCGTTTTAATCGCCTATCCTCTTTTTATTTGTCTTACTATTAAGATTATCGATGGCTTCGTTTATACTTCTGATATCAGATTCTATTCTTTTGATATCTTGCTTTATATCAGTAACCTCTTTACTAACTTCATTTAATGTATAAGCCTTTTTCTTAGTCTTCATAAATTGTCTATGCATATCAGTATTGTGATCATTTATAGATCCCAATAGATCTATAATTTGATGACTCAACTGATCCTTTTGTAAGTTTCTAATCTTTTCAAAAAAGATTGTAGTAACTAAAATTCCGCCTACAAATACAACTGCCATTAAGATTATAATTGTGAGATCCATTAAAAAAATCCTTTACTTTTGCTAACACATATGATATTATTAGAATGTAGACTGAGGCCAAGAGAGGGGTTTGGAAACATCATAATAAAGTCTGAGTAAAGGAGGTAATACCTATTGGCTGAAGTTAAAGAAGGTTTAATTAGACAATTGTTTTATGAAGACAATACGTTTTCACTAACTCGTTTGATAGCTTTTTTAGGCTATCTAACTTTTATGATTGGATCATTCTATCTATTACTTAATAATATAGATTGGGGAGGTTATCCAGTATTTGCTACTTATACAGGAGCTGTTGGGGCAGCTGTGCAAACGACTAATAAATATATCAATAGTAAATACAATAGCCCAGTTGGATCTTATGGATTCGACACAAATTGTTGTAATACTAATGAACAATCTAATACTAAGAAACAAGATCCTAATATAGGAACTAAGTAGTCTGATATATTTAATGAATATCAGGTAATGAAATACTAAAGGGAAGGTTAATATCCTAAAATACTAAATATGACTTTACTAGATACTCTATCATAAATATATCTAATTCTCTCATATATTTAGAAACGGAGGACTCATAGATGTAATTATGGATTATCTTAATAATCAACTTTTACTAGAAGTTACGATTGCTGAGATTTTCATCTGTTTCCTTTTTGCCTCCGCAGGGTTTACTTTGAGGGCTCTTATTAATAGAGGATCCTCTAGTATAGGTGAATTTTTTAAAAAATCATTTGTTGAATCTATAATAGTAATAGGGTCTGCTGTTGTAATCTCTTTAATGATAAATCCATTTATTGAGATTTATTCTAAGAGACTAGTTGCTCTTGCACCATTTATGCTTGGTATAATTGGTATGGACTTTGTCAAACAATTATTATCTATAAACTCTTTGTTCAATCTAGTAACCCGAGCATTTAAAGTGTTCGGGTTCTTCCAAGGCAAAGAAGTTAAGGAGGATGAAGAAGAGAAAAAGGATAATAAAAAAGATAATGACAAAGAAGAACCTAAACGTGATATTAAGGATGGAGAAACTTGCCCTCTTCCAAAAGTAGCGTTTAAACACGATCCATTTTCTATTGTAGAATTGAATACTATGCAACCTTCTATAAGAAAGGAAGATTATAGTATTGATAAATACACAGTATTACATTTGATAGAAAATTCTATTAATAACCTCAATCATGATATAGACTTTATAATGTCTACATATTATAGAACCCATGACCACAAATCCTTTTTGGAAATGTACTTGGAGATCATGAAACAGTATGACAAGATTAGGGAGATTACGTCATCTGTAGATGATATTCCTTATGTGATAACTTCAAAAATCATAGACCTAGTAAAGAAAAGAACACAATTAGATGAGCTCTATAGGACTGAAGTAATAAATTACTTGCACTCTGAATTTGATAAAGATGAGGAAGAATAGTAGTTTACTGCCTTGAGACCTGTCAGAGCTCATCTGACATTATTATAATTATTTTGCTCAAAGTGCCTAAATTTGATGCATCAAATAATTATATTAATATATTAATATACTTTTTTATAGGAGGTAAGTCCATATGTTTCCTAACGATTTATGGATCGTTGATCCTTATAAAGGAAAATTGATGACAGTTGTCAATGATGTACCGTCCGAAGTTATTCAAATCGAATCTTCTTCTGACGTATCTCATCTTTCCACTACTGTGAAAACGACAACTGTAAACACGACTACTACGAAATATGATGGCACTGTAGAATCTAATGAAGAATCTACTGTTGAAACTACTCGTACTGGTAACTTAGCTAATACAGCTTTGGAACCTTCTTCTGTAATGGTATCCCAAGACCGTGTAAGTGTATTCGTTGCTTCCCGTTCTAAAAACTGTGTTTACCACTACAAGAAAAGCTCCCAAACTGGCAAAATGGAATTGTTCCAAAAAATTGCAGTAGGTTTGCAACCATTTGCAATGTGTGAAGACCCTCATGGTAACGTTTACGTTGCTAACTATGGTGACAACACTGTTTCCAAAATCGAAGTTCCATCCTTCAAAAAATCTTCTGCTACTGCAGCTGGTGAAGAAGGTCAAGATAAAGTAGTTAAAACTATTTCTGTATCTGCTGGTCCTCGTGATTTAGTATCCGATGAAGATGGCGCTATCTGGGTAGCTTGTTACTTGAGCCACAAAATTGACTCCCGTACAGGTGCTGACTTAGGCGGTATCGTATCTAAAATCGTTAATGATACTGTAGTAGATTCTATCACTGTAGGTCTTAACCCTGCAGCTATTACTTGTGACGAATCCAATACTATTTGGGTAGCTAACTCTGGTTCCAATACTGTATCTCGTATTGTTAAATCCAAGAAAATTGCTGACTACCAAGTTGGTGCTCGTCCTATGGCATTGGTTTGCGACTCTTACGGCAACGTATTCACAGCAAACTATGATGCTGATACTGTAACAGTTATCGAAACTTCCACTAAAGCTCTTGCTACTGGCAACAACGTAACTACTATTCCTGTAGGCGATGGTCCTAATGCTATCGGCGTAAATATGGAAGATGATATCTATGTAGTTTGCGGTCTTGAAAATACAGTTCGTAAAATCATAGATAAACAAGTTGTTTCCGTAATCGCAGTTTGTGATTCCCCAGTTGCATTTGGTGACTTCACTGGTTGTGCTGCTTATAATACTCAAAATGTAATGGCTAAACCTGAAAAAGGTACAACTGATGAAAAAGTACAAGCTGCTTTAGATAAAGTTAAAAATGCTGAAGAAGCTGTAGCTGATATGCAAGCAAAAGTTACTCAAACTGTTGCTGATGTTGCTGAAGCTAAAAATGCTGCTACTGCTGCTACTGAAAAAGCAAAAGAAGCTGAAGCAAAAGTTAAAGAAGTTAAAGAATCTCTAGACAATACTGATGCTCGTGTAACAGCTGTTGAAGGTACTTTAGAAACTACTAAAACTAAAGCTGAAGAAAATGCTACTGCTATCGAAGGCATTAAAGAAGAAGCTAAAGCTGCTAAAGAAGCTGCTGCTGCTGAAGCTGAAAAAGTAACTACTTTAGAAAAACAAGTTAAAGAATTATCCAAACCTAAATTGAATGTAGAAGTTACTGCATCTGAACCTATCGAAGGCTCTACTGATACTAAAGTAACTTTCACTATTGGTAATAAATCTGTAACAGCTTCCAAAGCTCCTACTGTAACTCTTCAAGATGTAGAAACTCCTGTAGTTGCTACTAAAGTATCTGAGGGTGTATTTGCTGCAGTAATTCCTAATGCTAAATTAGGTTCTACTGTTAAATTCACAGTAGCTGTTGATGAAGAAGAAGAAAACAACTTAGTTCAAGATGTTTACGTTGAATCCTTGGCTGGTTTGGCTGATAAATTCACTGTATTCAACTGTGGCTTTGTAGCTATTGATAAAGCTAATGCTATTCAATGGGATGCTGACCAAAATGCTCCTGCAGCTGACTTCTTCAATACAGTAACTGGTGGTGTTGAATGGAAATTCAAATCCGACTCTAAAGCTATCGAATCTAAATTCGTTGCTAAAGTAGCTGGTAAGAAATTCTTCTACATTGCTGCTGAAGCTGCTTATGCAACAGCTCATGCTGATATGGTTCAACGTTTGTTCTTAAACAAATTCAGACCTGTATTCACTGAAGCTACAACTCCAACTGCTGGTACATTATCTGGTAAGAAAGTATTCGTATTCGAATTATCTGAAGCTACTGGTGTGCTAGTTGAATATGCTAATCTTGATTTCTAATAATTAATTTATCATATTCTCATGGGAGGAAAGGTGATCCTTCCTCCCATTAATTAAAATAAATTCATAATTCATATATAGAAAGGAACCTGACTATGTCTAATAAAAAAGGCGTTCAAGTAATTGCTCCTTTTGTAGCTCCTGAGGGAACTCCAGTTGCATATGCATCTGATATTGCTGGTGGCCATAGAGTAGTTGCTACTAAAACAGAGCTTACTGATATTCCTGTAGCCCTTTTAGAAGTTGGCATGACAGTATTTGTTCAAGACGAAAACAAAGAATATCGTTTGGCTAACAAAACTGAAACTCCTGTTCTTTCCGACTGGGTTAGCTCCGCTCCTTCTGTTGCAGATATTAAATTTAATGACGAAAAATCTTTAGCTGATGTATTGATCACTAAAGATGAAGTTGCTACTAAAGTTAGTGATGCTGTAACAGCTGCTGGTGAAACATACCAAACTAAAGAAGATGCTTTGGCTGCTAAACAAGCTTTAGAAGAATCTATTCATGCAGTATCCACTGCTGGTTTGTCTGAAGAAACTAAACAAGATATTCAAGCTGCTAAAGATGCTGCTGCTACTATCAATGGTTTCAAACAAACTTTAGATGATACTAAAGCTGAATTGTCTCAAAAAGTAGAAGAAGCTAAACAAGCTGCTTTGACTACAGAAGATAAACAAGCTATCGCTTCTATCGCTGATGTAAAAGCTACTGCAGAAGCTGCTAAAGCTAAAGGCGAAGAATTAGAACCTAAAATTACAACTAATAAAGAAGCTATTGACGAATTAAAAACTAAAGTTGAAGCTCTTCCAGATGCTGATGCTGTTGATGCTAAAATCTCTACAGCTAAAGAATCTGTAAATGAATCTATTGATTTAGTTAAAAATAGCGTTGGTGCTTTAAAAACTGTAGTTCAAGGTGATGGCGAAACTGATACTGGTTTGGTTGGTAAAATTGATAAGGTTAAACAAGAAGCTGCTGATAACTTAGCTGCTGCTAAACAAGCTTTAGAACATTCTATCGAACAAGCTGCAACTGCTGGTCTTCCTGAAGAAACTAAACAAGATATCGCTGCTGCTAAAGAAGCTGCTACTAAACTTACCGAAATTACTGGTAAAGTTGATGACGCAGTAACTAAAGCAACTAATGCTGATACTAAAGTTGGTACTTTGGAAACTAAAGTTAGCACACTTGAAACTTTCAAAACTGGTGCAGAAGAAAAATTGAATGGCATTGATGCAATCAAAGAAACTGCTGATACTTTGAAAGATACTACAGTTCCAGCTATTGATGCTCGTGTAACTGCTTTAGAAGGTAAAGAAGCTCCTACAGATTTCACTGAAGGTCAAAAGACTAAATTAAATGAAATCCTTACTGATAAAGCTTATGCAACTTCTGAAGATATTGAAAATGCTAAAACTGCTCTTAAAGCAGATTTGGTAACTACAGATGCAGCAAATGAACTTGTTAACGGTGCTGTTACAACTGCTCAAGGCAAAATCACAGAAGCTAAAGAAGAATTGGAAGAAAAGATCACTAAACTTGGTGAAAAAGTTGATGCTATCCAAGTTCCAGATGTTTCCGAATTGGCTACTCATGAAAATCTTATTAAAGTTGCAAATGGAGTATTTGTAGAAGATATCAAAACTTTCTCTGATGGTGAAAACAAAATTATCGCTATCAAATTCAATTCTGCTATCGAGCATAAAAATATGCCTGTTACAGAAAAGTTTTACAATATCGAAGGTGCTCAAATTTCTGAAACTCTAGACGATGAAGGTTATGTAAGAGCTAAAATTGGTCCTTCTGATCCTGTAGATATTACTAACATGACTTTAACTTTCGAAAGCAAAGACCTTGGTCCTTTAGCTAAAAAGCTTTCTTACACAGAAGAAGATTTTGCACCTATTCCAGCAAAACCTACTCCTAAATATCTTCTTGTTGCCGAATCTAAAATCATGCAAACTGGCGGCGAAAGAAATAAAATAAAAGCTGTTGAGTTAAAAGATGGTATCAATGAATATAACTTCAAAGTTAAATTAACATCTGGTACTGGTGTTGCTACAAATATTTGGGCAATGTTTGCTTCTGAAGATACTCTTAATGATGAAGAATACAAAGATTTACCAGTATGCTTGACTATTAATGGTCAATACGGTCAATTTACTACTGAAAGAAATAGCGAAATTGATGTTTACTCTGCAGACAATCTTGTTGGTGGCGGTACAGGGTATGTAAAAATCAATGATGTTAGAGCTACCTTCAGTGGTTATAAATTGAAAGCAGATTTGACACCAGATGGTCAAAGCGATACTTATATTGTAACTTACCATAGACCTGTTAATCACGGCTAATTAAAAACCAAGATGTACAAGGAGAGTAATTCTCCTTGTACACATCTTATTAATGGCTATGAATATAAATATAAGTTACGATTTTATATATGGAGGTGTTACTAACTTATGGCTCTAAATGACAATTCATTTGTTATGTCGGTTAATAACCAAAATAACCTTATTGAAAATAAAGGTAGCCTTCCTGTAGCAGATAGTAATGAGATCAATGGCGGTCGAATGATCGTTGCCACTAAGGCAGATCGTAATAGAATTTTACCTACAAAGCGTAAGGTTGGTATGGAGGTATATGTTTTAGATACACAAACTCCATATATTCTAAAAACCAATGATCTTACTAAACAAGCTACATTAGATTCAGATTGGATGGTATTGAAGAATGAGTCTTCTAAAACATCTGATAAATTATCTACTCCTAGAATGATCAATGGTGTACCATTTGATGGTTCCCAAGATATCGAAATTACTCCTGAGTTCTATACAGCTAGAGAGATTGTCGGTTTGTTTGATAATGGTAAGATTACTATTCGAAGAGACTATGATCTATTATTACCTAGATTTGCTACTAGAATTTCTAATAGAATTACAGATGCTAGATCTACTCTTGGCGAAGATAATGTGAAGAGCTTAATCGCTAATACTGGCGATACATTGGTGGTCGATGTCTATAGTATGACTAAATCCATCAAGATGCCTTTATACCAAACTTCCTATGAAACCACCAAGGTCAATAACAAGATGAATGATTTTAAACTTGCTCTTGTTTCAGATCAAGGTTCAAACGTTACTTTAGGAACAGAATTCCCAGCTGCTATTAGTTCCACATATACGTTAAAAGACACATTCACTTCTGGTATGTCTATGACTTGTGTATTTGAAAATAATAGAGTATCATATTTCAATATTTTAAGAAGAAGAAATATGTCTGAAGCTTTACAAGAAGTTAGAATTGTACCTCAAGGAACCTCTACTCTAAATATTTCTGTAGCATTTAAAATCAATGGTGGCAACTTAGAAGATTCCATTGGATTCTTTATTGCTATCCCTTATAAGACTACAGAGACAAATGTATCCAAGTTCCAATATAAATATGCTAAACTGACTAAAAATAGTCCTGGTTCTTTAGTATATGAAGGTAAAATCACTGGTATTGCTGGAAGTTATTACGACTTCTTAAATAATACAGATGGCGAATTAGATAACTTTGCTGTTCCTATCACTATTATATCTAAAGACAGTGAAGTTACTCCTGCCTTGAAAGCTCTTTAATAGTACAAGAAAGGAAAGAGTAAATGAAAATAATTACTTTAGACAATCTCAAGTATGCTCTTGGATTGGTTAATGCTAGGATCCATAATCAATGGACTACCTTTACTAACCTTTTAAATGGTAAAGTAGACATTGTTGAAGGTAAGGGTTTATCTACTAATGACTTCACTAATGATGCAAAAGCCAAATTAGAAGAAGTAGATAAGAAATCTGCTGGTATTTCTAATATTACAATCTCTGAAGCTGGTGTGATGACTGTCAAGAATGCTCATGATGATGAATCTAATAAAGCTACAGTAACAGTTTATGCATCAGCTGCATCTAAATTGTCTACAGCAAGATCTATCAATGGCGTACCTTTTGATGGTACTGAAAACATTGTTGTTCCTGGAGGTGGCACTAATGACACTTCTTGTACAGAAGAAGATGTTTTGAGTCTATTTGCTGTCGCTGCTAGTCCTTCTAGTCCTCTAGCTCCTCCTGATATGGTATAGATTGTCTTTTAATAAAACATAACTTTCAATTATAACAAATGAAAGGATTAAATAAATGGCTGTTGAAAAGAACTTTGTTGTCTTCAGTACATTGACCACTCCAGATCCAGTTAATGATACTTTCCCTATTGTAGTGGACGAAGATATAGCTGGTGGTTTAAGAACTGTACAACACAAAAGCGAAATGCTAAGCATTCCAGAACAACGTCGCAAAGTTGGCATGGAAGTATATGTAGTTGGCGATCAAAAGAAATATAGATACACATCTGAAACTTATGGTCCTACTACTACTATCGATGCTTGGACGGAAATAAAAGAAGGATTACCAGAATCTTTCCCTACTTTTGAAACTGTTAATAATACAGAAATTGAATTTCCAGAACTATTATAATTCATAAAGAAAGAGGTATAATGGATGGCTAAATTTATTAGTCTTGATAACTTAAAGACATTCTTAGCAGAGCTTCGTAAAATCTTTGTAGTTCAAGAATCTGGTAAGGTATTAACTACCAACGATTATACTACTACTGAAAAAGAAAAGCTTGCTACTATTGAAGCATCTGCTCAGGAAAATAAAATTGAATCTATTACAGTCGGTACTACTGTGGTTCCAATTGTTGGCAAAAATGTAACTATCGATACAATGCCTACATCTGAAATCAAAAACTTACTACAACGTATTCCTAAATTTACAATTGAAGTAGTTACCGAACTTCCTACTCAAGATATCAGCCCAACTACTATTTACTTACACAAACACCCAAGTGAACAAAATCAAAACTTATATACTGAGTATGTGTATGTTAATAATGCTTGGGAACAATTGGGTACTCAAACAGTAGACTTATCAAACTATGCATTGAAATCTGAAGTGAAAACAAAAACTTCTGAATTAGAAAATGATGCTGGTTTCTCTAAGAAAACTAATGAAGTTATTTCTTCTTATAAAGTAGAAGATAAAGGTGCTGTTACAACTCTATCTATCACAAAAGAAGATCTAACCAAATCCAGTGTATATAAAGTAAATCTTGATGGAAGTCCACAACAAGAATTCGAATTAGAACTTCCAAAAGATTTAGATCCTGGTATGCATACAGTATACGTTGATGCTATTTGGAATAAGAATACACTTAAAATGGCTCAAAATGCTGTTGTGTTTAGCAATGAATTAAGATTCCCAACATTGAAAAGATTTAATGATGATGCATCTACAACTATCGGGGAAGTTGTATTTACATTTAGAACTTTTGATGGTGGTACTACTTGGTTATGCGAACGTTGCGACCAATACTACTTGGCTGTAAGGGTTCTCACTCCATTAAATGGTGCTATTTCTGTTAATGGTGATAATTATACTGTTGACCATAGATTTAGAATTGGCAGTGATGTAACTATTAATGCTACTGCTGAACCTGGATATACTGTATCTGAATTACATGTATCTAGTGAAGAAGATACTGATCAACCAGGTCTATAATCAAAAAATCAATGACATATAAGAGGGTGAGTTAATTCTCGCCCTCTGTATTTTATTCAATTATGCAATGGGGAGGTATTAGTAATGTTAGGTTTAACAACTGTTGCTAAATACAAATCTTTAGAGAAAAGAGTTAAGGAATTAGAGAAAATAAATTCTGAACTATTAGCAGATAAAGCTCGTAGAGAAAATCGTATTGAAAAATTAGAAAAGAAGAAAAGAGATTTAATTGAAGAGAATAGTGGCCTTAAACTTGCACTTCAAGAAGTAAATGAATTCAATTTAAAACTTCAAGACACTTTAAAATCTATGACTGAAAAGTGTGAAGAATTTGAATCTCATTTAAAAGATTTAGAAAGCGGTTTACAACGTCAAGTAAACGAATATGATAAAGCTATTAAAACAATTGCTGAATTAACTACTAAGATTAATGAGCAAGATGCACAAATTGAAGAATTAAAATCTCATTTGACTCCTTGTACAGTTTGTTTAGGAGAAGAGGTTAAAGAGGAGAAAACTCCTGCACTTAAAAAGCCTATCACTCCTGTAAAACGTAGATCTAATTCTAAAATTCCTAAACGTAAAGTAGTTGTTAAAGCAGAGACTACTAGTAAGAAAAAGGCTTCTTCTAGAACTAAGAAACAATAGAGTAAGCTATATAGATTAATATAGCATTTTCTGTTTCATTCATATATGGAAAGGAATTTTATAATGCTTGGATTGTATACAACAACACAATATAGAGCATTAGAGTCTCAATATAAAAAGGCTGAGAAATTAATTAAAGAGCTTCAAGAAAAAATTGAAGATCTAAAATTAAAATCAGAATCTTCTCAACTATTAGTTGATTATAATGAATTGAAGATTGCCCATCAAGCCCTTGTTTCTAAAGAAGCTATTGAGTCTAAAACTATCGAAGCTCTAGATAGTATTGTTCAAGACCACAAAACAAAGATGGCATCTCTAAAACCAGAATCTTCTAGTACTACACCATCAGTTATTGAATCTAAAGCTAAGATCACTGATGTGGCTAGAGAAGTTAATAAATATAGAGATGAGATCAAATCACTTCAAGACAAAGTAATTGCTCTTGGAAAAGAAAGAGATGATCTTTCTACTAATTATACTAGTACTTTAGCTAAGATTGAAAATCTTTCTAAAGATACTACTACTGCACAGCTTACAGCGGCTAAAGTTGAAAAACGTAATAGAGAATTGGAAGAGATTAACAAATCTTTATCTAAGTCTAATAATGATCTCAAACAAGAAAATGAGAACTTATCTAAAGACAAAGTAATTCTCACAACTAAAGAAGCTGTATATAAAAATCGCATTGCCGAATTAGAAGCTGAAGTTGAAAGGCTTTTAAAAGAAGCTAAAAATGCGAAAACAATCGAAGGGTCTACAGCAGACCCATCTAAAGGTGAGGTAGTCACAGTTAGAGTGAAAAATGAAGATCCTTCTGTAGTATTTAAAGCTAATGGCGAAGTTATTAAAGACTTCGTTCAGCTCTACAAGGGCTCTTCTGTTACAATTGAATGCTATAAGGACGGCAAGCTTACTGATAGCTTCATTGTAGAAGAAAATTAATAGTCTTATTTCTCGGAGGTTAGTATAATAATGGCAAAAATTTTAGATAAAGTTGTTTTCAATAACATTAAAAACGAATTGATCGGTAACGTAAATGAAATCGTTACCAGCGAATCCAAAAAATATTTCACTCGTTGGATGAAAGAATCTGGCATTCCTCAATTACAAGAAATTGCTGATGTTTACATCAATAAATTAAAAGAAGATGCTGCTAAAGATACTGGCTGGTGCAAAATCCGTGATGGTATTGTACTTCCATTATGCATTACAGTAACTTTGGGTTTATTGAGCTCTGTAATCGGTAAAATCATTGAAAAAACTGATGACTTAAAATAATACAATTATACCATCAAGTATCTTAATTGATACTTGATGGCTTTTTGTGCTTCTTTGACAATAAGTAATGAATTTAATATATTTAAAGAATAGTGGTGATAAAATGATAACTCCTCGCAAAGCTCCTAGAACTAAAGAGTTCAATGCGATGCTTATAGTAGATAGAGGTACAAAACAAAATAGAAAAGCTATTTTAGATCCTACATTACCATTCACTTTTGAAGGTATAATGCATAAAATAAATGATTGGCATCTCTGCTTGGTCCATCACAATGTAAACGAATCTAGAAAAGAGAAGAATATAAAATACACAGTTAAATTCTTCAAAGATGATTATAGAAAGATTCCAGATCAGATAAACGTAATTACCCAATTAAGTTATCCTACTAATGATGAAGAATATAATAGTGATACAGCTATTCTAATAGGCAAGGTTCCTGCAGTATTGACGGAATCATATGTTGATAAACCATTTGTATCTATTCCTCTTAAACTTATTAAGAAATTAGATACCTTTGCCAAAGTTCCTGCAGATGGTATTGTTTGTTCTTTACAAATAAACCCTTCTTCAAATGATGCTATTGAAAAAGTTTATTATAACATGGAAGCTACTGGATATGAGGATTCTAATACAGTAGGTGTGTTTGAATGGATTATCTCAGATCAAGAAAATGGTAAAGGTCATGTATATTATAGAAAGACTATCTATCTAAGACTAGACAACGATCCATATCCAGATATTATTCCTGGTAAAGATAAAGACGATGATGATTATGTGGTATAGGAGGTGATTGAATGTTTAGACAGAGAAAATATTTTAATATTATCAGATTTAATGATGACGGCATGCTAGACGTTGGTCTAGGAAAAGATACTTGGACTAAACATGGTGCTATTACTTTTGCAAATAGTACTGCTATTCAAGATCCTTATATTGCTACTAGATTCAAATCTTGTTACTGTATGAATGAAAATTCATATTATCATAATAGCGGAGAGTTTAAATTAGAGAAAGACCAAATGTTTTCAATATCTTTTTGGTTTAGATTGCACAACTCTGCTATTATAGATTTTGACAGCAATAAGAAATCGTATATACCAGGTGTGGAATTTACTGATGAGAATGGTAATAATATCAAACTTGTCCCAGCATATCATGGGTCTGTAGAAGGTAAACCATCTGCCGCTTTACTTATTAATGATAAACTAGTTTATGACTGTCCATATACTCCAGATAATGAATGGCATAATATCTTATTCTCTAAAGGAAAATTAGATATTGAAAGATTCTTCTTAGATGGTAAAAAATGGTGGGAATATAATGATAAACATAATTTTGGTCGAATTATAAAGGATATCAAGTTCGGGAATCCATATGGTGCGCCTAAATCTGGAGCATATGAATATGAATTAGATCAATTACAAATCTGTAATGATGGGACCTACACTAATAACTTCGAAATGGTTGATATCAGGCAAACTGTTGAAAGATTCCCTCCAGTGTTGGTAGACGTTCCAGATGATCTTACTAGAGTTGAATCCGATTTTGTATATGGAGCTCCATTCAATTATAATTGTAATCATACTAGATGGGATAATGTAGTTGATAATGTAGAAATTACTCGACCAGTATATTTCAAAAAGTCTAGTACTGCTGAAATTGAAATGATGGAAAAGATTAGATTCGAAGAAGATAATGAAGTTGCTCATAGCAATTTCAAATATTATAGTTATCCTGAAAAAGAAGAAGAATAAAATAATGGGTAGAGTCATTACGACTCTACCCTATATCTGTATGATTATTCTAATATAAAAGTTTGAATATTATAAATGTTCTTCTTCGCCTCCCCAATCAACTATGAGATTGATATCGTCATAGTGTTTAAGTTCAAATAATTTAGGATCGACATAGAATGGATCATCTACAATTTCATATTGACCAGGGGTTAGTCCAGCTCTTCCGAAATCGAAATTTTCGGGAACATTCTTTAATTTTAATCCAGTAAGAGAATTACAAGATGTAAACATCCCTGTGTAATTTTCGGCACTTGATAAATCAATAACTCCATAAATTTTCTTTAACTTAGAACATAGACCAAACGTACTTCTGAAATCTGTAATTCTAGAGGTATCCCATGTGCAGATATTGATATATTCTAATTCTTTACAATTAAAGAATAGATAATCCATATCAGTAATATTAGCAATATCCCAAGTTGTTAACCCAACTATACCTTTAAGACTTGTGCATCCAGAAAAGAAATATTCTATGACTTCTGTATTTTTTGTTACTTTTAACCCACCAGAAACGTCGCACCATTTTAGTTTTTTACAGCTAGTAAAGAACATATTCAAGTCTCTAGCATACCTTACATCTAGCCCGCCATATACACCAGTAAATAAAGGTTCTATCGCTCTCCAAGTAAGGCTTTCCATACCAGCAAAAGGATTACATACCATATATTTCTGTTCTTCTTTAAAATAGTATGATTGTGGACTAAGAACTGTAGTATTTTTATTATTGATAGTCTCTTTATAAATAGCTTTTAGTCTTGCATTAACAGGGTTCTGTGGTTCTTTAAACTGAACAGAATCTAAGAAAGGATTTTCAACGTTTTTATAGTTGATAATATTTTCTTTAGCCCAATAAGACATTCCACTTACAAGTCTATCACTAGGAATAGGAGTTTCTTCCTCTTTAATAAAGACAGTGTAATCTTGATTTACCTTATCCGTAGTTTTTATCGTGAATGAATTATTATTTTCAGACTTCATAATTCCTCCATCTTTTAATAATCTGCAATATTTACATCTAGATTTTTAACAAATTCTTTATAGATAATGAAATAACCATATGGTCTAGATTTAAACGAACTGGAGAAACAAGCTAACTTATAAGTCTTGCCAGGAGTTACTCCTACTACAGCACATGCATCAGCACCATAAGTATTTGTTTCTTTAGGTAATGGCCAATTCTTCCAATCTCTCCAAATAATCCTGCCTGGATCGAACCAACTTATCATATTATCATAATCGAATATTGCTGTACCCTGGAATCTTACTGTATAATCATTATCATCATGACCATGCACTAGTCTTGAAGAAAGTCTATCATTCATAACATCACTATCTAAACGGGAGATATCTCGTTTATAGATTTCATAAGCTTCTTGTCCTTTAGCTTGATCCCGTTTTTCATCGCTTCTGTAATGCCAAGAATATACTACTAAGACTTTATGTACTCCCTCAGGAATAGTAACGAATTTTGTTTTCCAGACTTTATTTTCATTAGTATCTAGATCAGTAAATCTGCCAGCATTCCAAGGAATCAAAGCTGTTACAAATTCAATTGGTTGGGCAGGTGTAGCACTAATATCCATAGGACCTGTAACAGTTCCACTTTCAATATTAGGTCTACCAGGATTATAACCTTTATGAGCATTAACTGTTACTGTAAAAGTATCTCCATGTGTTAACCAAATCTCATTATCAGTATAATCATGACCATTGCTATGAACTACAATTGTTTGATGATCAGTTTGATGAATGGTTATTTTATATTTAGGAAGATAATTAAAAGCAATACCATTACCTTTATCGAATAACCACATTGAGAAATCTTCTTTAAAGATTTTAAGATTCTTACCAGTGATATATAAAGGAGTAATAGCATCTTGTCCCAAAGTTAACTTAATTCCGCCACCATTAGGACCTTCGAATAGATCTTTTTGGAATTTGCCGATTTCATAGTTTCCAATTCTACCGTTAATCCATTTAACGATTTTCTTTTTAACTACTCCTCGGCTAATAGGTCTTTTAAATCTAGGAACTAAAGAATCTACTCTAGGACTTAGATTTAGAACTTCTAGATTGTATCTGGATCTAATATCTCTAGATACTTTATGGATATTATTTGATATATCTAAGATATCTTTTCTTTGTACTAGTTTACCATTTACAAATACAGCCATTAGATTCTTATTAAGGTTTCTATCAATTTCATATTTATTAAAATAGATATAACCACTCATAGGAAGTTCTGGAATTGCTTTGTTATACTTAGTACCAGTATAGAAGCATATGATATCTATATCATCACGAAGATTGATCATAATATGATCTTCGAATTTAATATATCCTCTATAGATATTAATACTATAATCTTTACCTTGTACTAAAGCTTTACGGTTTAAGAAAACTTTAAATCTTGTTCTAAGATCAAGCATAGCATAATACGGAGAGTTAATATCATACTTTCTAATACCATCTTCACCAGATATATGAAGATCCATTTTTTGAACAGCATACTGTCCTTTATTGTGGCAGAATGTAAATTTAATATCATCCTCTTCGGTAATACCAAATGGTACTGCATTCTTAATACGAATAGTTCTTTCATTGATTCTATCATAATAAGCTTGAGGAATTAATCTACCTTCATTATCACTAATAAAGAATTGCATTTCTGTAAACTGCTTATATGGGAATGGTATCTCTATATCTAACACTGCATTGTTTGGGGCTATAGATATAGTACAGAAGAACTCTTTTGGTTCTAGTTCTGATTTTAATACGGTGATTACAACTTTTCCTTCAAATGAATTAGAGTTGCCACCAGTAATAGTTACGGTATCAGTAAATCGTGGCCTATCATTAAATAATTTGCAATCTGGATCGCCATTTATAAATGAAGAACCACCACCGCCTCTGATATCTCCACCACCACCGCCATTCCAACCAGCACCCCCACCAGGAGCTCCGCCGTGGACTTTATCAGTTAGTGAATCACGTTTACCAGCTCCACCATTAAATGGGGACCCATTAGACTCTGGTGTGTTCGTAAAAGTAGAAAACTTGTCTAGACTTCCACCTAAACCAGGTTTAGATTGAGTACCTGGCTGTCCAGCATATCCGTATCGATACCAACTATCAGCACCATCATAATCTATATTGCCGTTAGCTGTAGATATAGGTTCGCCAGAATATCCACCACCATTGTATCCTTCGAGATATACGATACTACCTCTATGATCTCTATAATCAGTACCACCACCGCCACCAGCAGCGATCATGATAGCTGTTTCTTTATCATTCTTTTTTAATGAGATACCAGTAGAGCCACCTCCACCGTACCCCATCATTTTTGAGAATTCTGGATATCTAGAATCCCCACCTTTACCAAAGCCTAAGCCACCAGACCTACCCTTTGGTAAACAACCAACAGTAAGAAATAGAGATTGTATATTCTCGGTATTTAATATACCAGAAGTATAACCACCTCTAGATCCAGTCTTTTTATCTCCACATAATGAGCCTGCCCCATAACATTCAATTTTTATGGAGAATATCCCAGTTAAGTCAAACTCAACTGGGATTCCATTATTTGGATTGAAAGTGAATACTGTCTGGCCATTATTTTTTTCGACTACACTAGCCATGTGTACTCCTTTCAAAAACTATAAATAATTAACCCTAGCATTTGGTGCACCCCATGGAGCATTGTCAATAGAGTCAGAAGATAAATCAGATACATGAGATTTAGGATATTCTGCAATATTAATAACTCTTAAGTTAGGGCAATTAGCAAATGCATTTCTACCAATAGTTTTAACTGATGCAGGAATAGTGATTTCGGTTAATTCATTAGAACCAAATGCATAATCAGCTATATATTTTAAACCCTTTGCTTTCTTACCTAAAGTAGGTTCGACAGCTGGTTCTATAACAACATCATTTAATTTATCACATCCATAGAATGAATATTCTAAGATAGATTCAATAGAATTAGGAATAACTACACGGGTTAGTTTATTAGCCCCTCTGCAAACTCCTTGTTCCATAGTAGTTACTGTAGATGGAATTGTTAATTCATTTAAACCACTATTAGCAAATGCTCCACTACCAATAAACCATAGGTTAGGTTTTAAAGTAAGAGATGATAGGCCAGTACAGTTTTTAAATGCTGCAGGAAGGATCTTCAATACAGTATTCTCTAATTCTAATCTATTGATAGCATTAAATCCATAGAATTGATAGGATTGAATATTTCTAACTCTCAAAGGTACAGTCACTTCATTAGTAGTTCCTCTAACCTCTGGAGTATTATCCATAATATAGTTTTCAGATTTCTTATCATAAGTAAGTCTTATATTGTTAGAAGGTTCAAATGCATTGTCTGCAACAATAGCATTCTCTGCAATATATAAGTTCTCTAAGAATTTAAATGCATTTTCTTCTACTTTCATATTAGGAACTAATTTGACAGATTTCAATCTAGGAGTAGCAGCAAATGCATAAGAACTTACTCGTTTATTATTTTTATCAAATGCAACGTAAGCTAACTTAGTCATACCTCTAAACGTATAAGGGGTGATAGTTTCTAATGAAGTAGTAGGCTCAAATTTAAGAGCTACAATATCATCATTATCTGTAAATATAGAATAGAAGCTATTGTTTGCATTTATCTTAGTATGAATAGATGCTACATTATTAGCAATTAAGATATATTTAGCCATAGCAGGAAGTTTATATAGATTATCAACTTCTTTACCATTAGCATTAGGACTTACTTTATACCAATCTACTTCTAAATCATTAATAGTACCATTAATATCTGTAGTAGATGGATCTTTATAGTATAATTGAAGATTACCAGAAATAAAGTCTAAAGACATAGAGAACTCTTGAACGTAGTTCATATTACCTGATAATACAACCCTACTATACCAGTTAGATAAGTCTTCCATATATTCTAATTTGCCATAGATGATATTCTGTGTAAAATCAATAGCCTTACCAGCTAATACTGGTTTTGCATACATTTCATCAAACCATATATCATCATGATCTCTAGTCATATTAAATAGCTCATATGGACCTTCTATTCCATCTTCAGAAGATGATACTTTCTTCTTGTAGAAGTAAAGAACTGTAGCAGTTTTTCCAGCAGCAAATTGTCTATCCTTACTATCTTCAGGAATGATAACATTTTCTTTTAGCTTATATCTATTAGGACTGATAAAAGTACCGTTAATAAATAAAGCTATATTGTCTGGATTAAGCTTCATATGATCTATATACCAGCTTGGTATAGAAATAACAGATTTAGAAACGATAGGGAATTCTATCTTTTCAAAATCTACTCTTTCTGTAAATCCGCCTCTAGCCTCTTTATCATTTACTGTAATAACAGTAAGATTACGACCAGCTTCTAAATAGTACTCTGGTTGGGTAAGGATCAATGTTTTAGTAACTGCATCATAAGCATATCTTTCACTTTCATCAAGAGAAAGACTACCAGTAAATGCTAAGAATTTAGAGTTGTATCCTATATCACTAGGAAGTTCAAATGTAATTTGTTTGTCTTCAGTAGCTGTAACTTGTTGAACCTTAATATCAAATCGTAGATTTTCAGAAGAGTTTTCTTTATACTCTTCTAATACCCCGATATTATTAAAGATTACCATTACATATTGGGCATACTTAGCATGTCTAATATCTATAGGATCTGTAAATTGAATCTTATTATTACTTACCAATTCATATCTAGAAGGATCTATATATGTTGTATTACCAAATAATAAGAAGTTCTCTTTAGTAAGTTTATAAGAATTAAATACTGGTTTGAATTCAACTAATCCTGTATTAGTTCCACCATCTGCATAAGAATAATGGAATGTAATACCAGAGTTTTCAAGTTTATTTTCTTCAGTATATTCACCATCTACTTCAAATTCGGATCTTACATATGGGAATACGAATACTAAGTAATCCATACTATTTTCAGTTCTTTGAAGTGCTCTAGTTTCGTATAAGGTAATAAAGTCTGCATCATCAGATAGAGTGTATTGTTTTCTCTTATCTAGATAAATACCATCTTTATTAAATACGAAGAAGTACTTATTTCCTCTAGGGTAGGATTTATAAGGATAAGGTACCCTTACCACAGTCTGATTATTCTTTTCAGCATATACAACTTTAGAACTCATATATACGTCATGATTGTAAGGAACGTGAGTAAAGTTATCATCACATTCAATATAGAATACGTCTACATAGTCAGATTCTTTAAAGGTACTTGCTGAATAAACCCTTTTATATTTAACTCCATTTGTAAAGTTTGGAGCTATGATCTTATAGATAGAATTGTTTAATAAATGACCGTTCTTGAAGATCATATATCTCTTAGGATCCCATCCAGATTTGAACTCTTCTTCTAGTGAGATATAGTTGGTATCTTTTTCGATATTAAATCGTTTATATAAGAACTGTCTTTTAGATCCAGCATACAAAGGAAGATTAGCTGCATATTTATTATCTTCGAATGTAATCTTTCCATTATCATCGATTACATATTTCAAAGGATATAAATGCCCACTAGTTACTTCTACAAAGATCTGAATATCATCAAATTTAATACCAGTACAATTGTAGCAATGTCCTTTATATTTACTTTCTAATTCCTCAACTAATTGGAAATCAGTAGTCTTTTGATTTGTTTTTCTAATATACTTAGGATCTACTGGTCCATCATACATCTTTCTTTCTACTACTGTAATTGATAGAGGGAATTCAAGTTCTTTATCAATCTTAACTATTTCAAGATTACCATTAATCAAATCAGTTTTTTGATCATTTGGAACATAATCAAAATTGCCAGTGAGTAATGGGTTCTCATCAATATAGTTTTGGAGTGTGCCATATTCTACTTGAATATAACATGGGCTATTTCCATTCTCTCTTATATTTAATACCTGCTGAGTAGGTTGGATATTGTATCTATAAAACTCAGTATTTACAGGATCGGCATTATCAGTAATATACCCACCAATAGCAAATACAGAGAATAAAGAATCTCTACTATATTTAGGAAGAGTTCTAACTATAGGAGTTCTTTGTTGATCGGATCTGTAAGTTACAACACATCCATCACCCTTTAAAAATTCAACTGTAAGCTCAAAATTATCGAGCATATTACTACCAGTTGGAAGGGCTTCTATATTAACCATCTTAGATAATTTAGGATAAACCTTTTCTAGCTCATCTTCAAAATTACCTTTATCACCAGCTATAATATTTACTAAAGGAGTAGTAGTATATTTATCAAATATAGAGAATATACTAGTAGATCCGATAGGAGAGTCTATGATAGATTCATTGCTAGGATCAGATGTTGGTAGTCTGTCTAAAAATAATTGTTTGAATTTAAAAGTAATTTTTAAAACGTTCTCATTTGGTTTTGGAACATAAACTGCTGATAAATCAAACAATGTAGAAGAGTTCATCTGAGTAGCTGAAAATGTTCTATCTGTAGTAGTATCTCCAGCTAATCTATCTCTATTTCTCCAATACTGCTCTGCAGGATATGATTTGTTATAAATATCAGTAGAGTCATTTTCTATTTGAGCAAGGATAAGATCCTTGACCCCATCTATTTGTTTACGAGGCGATACTCCATCGTAATAACTATCTTTGAAAGGGATTGGAATTGTAACCACTTTGGTTACAAGTTTAGTGTACAAAAGCTCTCCCTCCTTATTAACAATAAAAAAGCGAAATTTATTACTAGTATGTACCCCTATACGAAATTATCGTATAGGGGCTTGATTGTAGTAATATTATGCTTTAGTAATTACAATTGGAACTTCAATCTTACAAGGAATATCTTTAGGAGTAAAGTTGTAAGAAGGATCTACTTTACAATAGAATTCATAAGATTCACCACTATTATCTGTAGGATCTACATAATCCCATACATAGAGATCTACATCACAATTGATATCAATTGGACGTATATCAACTTTGATTTGGATTTTGGATGGGATATCTAAAGAGAAATCTCTTTCATAAAGGGCCAAACCAGGTTTTACTCTAATAGAGGCTGGAATATCAGCAGTTCTAGTTTTTCTAGGAACTATAACTATTGATCTAATATCCTTACTAGCAACCTTACCAGTTCTTACCTTACCTAAGAATTCTTGAGTATTCTTATTGATGTATAAGATTCTACTTTCTAGAGGTTCTAGGAAGTTTACCATATTATGGCAACGAATAGATTCAAGCACATCTACACTTGAAGTAGGTCTATAAGTACCATATAAGAACTTCGCAGTAGCTCTTATAGTTAGTTCTTTCCCAGGATCAAATTGTTTTAGTTTTAAGCTCTTATAATCTGTATTGGATACATCATACTCTGAGCCAAAAGCTACAACAGTACTATGAGAATATGGAATAGTAAGATATACTGATTCTATAACTTTTCTATTCCTACTAAGAACGAATCTATATGCATCATCAGAATAACTGATAGTTAGTCGTAAGTTATTTCTTGTTTCTATATCCTTTAAGTTGTAACTAAATACTGGGGTGTGGGGATTGATCGCATTTAAAGATCGTTTATAATCCTCTTGATTGCCCACATATAAGCTACAAAGAGGTTCGCCAAAGCCACTCATAACGGTGATAACATTGACAAGACCGTTCTTATTATTGTAATCGAAATCAAAATCTATAACTATACGACCAAGCTGTTCATTTCTTCTTGGTTTGTAAACATCTTTTACATCGACAAGAGCTGAACCGCGGAATCTAGCTTTGCCGAAGAAGTTTTGTCTATCACCATATTCCTTAACATGAACATCGTTTATACTTTCTATACCAGAAGTTTTATTAAAATCAAATGGCATAGGTACAGTAATGTTTTTAGTTTCAGTAAAGATTTGTTCATTCTCCCCATTTTTTAATTTAGTAGGAGTATGAATAGCAACCCTATTACCAGAATATGTAGTTTGGTCATACCATTCAGGTACAATACCATTTAAGAAGTAAATAGGATAGGTTCTATAATATCTACTCTTGAAATGATCTCGTTCCATCTCATATGTTGTATCACCATTAGCATCAAGTGTAGAAGACGCATTTAATCTGCCTACATCAAAAGTGATTCTATCAGCAGTAGCTCTTTCTTCATAGACTTTATCAAACTTGATTTGTTGATAACAAGCCATGTAGTCTAAAGCTTTAGCTAAGTTTTCGCCATAATGCTTACTCTTATAATATCTAGTATTGAAATCAGACATCAACTCTTTAAAGTGATCATCCATTTCATAGAATTCTTCGAATAAGGCAATATAACCATTCATGAATGCATTATTAGTTGGATGAACTGCTAATGCTTCATTAGGTAGAGAATCTTCTAACCATACACAACTGAAGTATGTTGGAACCCTAAGCATAGGTTCTCCAGTGTATAGACACTTGATAATATTTCTATTATAGATCTGACCAAATAGATCTGGAATATATCTACCATTTTGGTCAAATGCTACTAAGTTGTCTAAAGTGATCTTAAACTTCTTATCTATGGTCATATCATATAGAACAAATCTACGACCAAGAGCAAGTTCTTCTTGTATAACTTTATATCTTACATTTGTAGGATCGTCATATTCGCTTACTAATTTGAATAGAGTGAAGACAGCATGTTGGCCTTTCTTTACTCCATCATTGGCTTCCATAAATACAAGCTTATCCCCTTCAATTCTATATCTTCTAGGAATGACTAGTTTATCATCTACAAATAACATGAAATTGTTTAGATTATATTTAAGACCAGGCATATCTGGAAGAGTGATAGAATTAGTATTAGAAGTTATCTCTTGAGAGAAGAAGAATGGTTTTAAATGAAGAGGGCCATGTTGAGAACCTTTTGTAATATTTACAAATGCAAATATTAAAGTATCTCCTTTATGGATAACCTTTGCAGAGTTTGTAAATGTGATTGTATAATTATCTCTATTTACTACATAATCATTCTGATTATGGAATATACTTCCATTAAATACAAGAATTTGATTATACTTATCTACATCAGGCCAATCTTCTACAGGAAGTTGGAATACGATTTGTTCATCTTCTTGAGCTACCATGGAAAATACTTTAGAAGTTGCATAGTCTTCTATTAACCAATCAGAGTTATCAGTGATAATCTCCATAGTGTATAAAGAAGTATTAGGAAGATCTAGAGTCTGGTAATTAAAGAACTCGATTAAGTCTACACCCATAAGACGATAATTCTTAGGATCTATAGGAACATTGTCTCTATATAGAACTATTTGATCTCCTGGTTTTACATAACCATGATCCCATGCTCTAAAATACATAAAGATATTTTTACCATGAATACGTTTAGTTTCAAGATTACCATATCTCCATACATAATGAACCATTTCATCATCACTATGTCTTATACTACCACCTTCGGTATCTACATATGAAGGCATAGTTTGTTCATAAATGCCATTTGTTCTAAGTTTAGTATTAGGAGCTTGATCGTTATCTATATAATAGAAATAGATTGCAGATTGAGAGTTATCAAAGAATCCATCTTTATTGAATTTATAGATAGGAGTCTTATCTTCTCTTTCACCAATAAATTCTTCATAGATTACTGGGAAAGGAATTTTAATATACTCTACAGTCTGTACTGGACCAGATAAGATAGGATCTCTATTATTGATAAATACCGTATAGAAGTCATCTGATCTTATCATATAGATCTGAGATAATGGTACAAATTTACCATCTACAAATAATAAGAATGGGTTAATCTCTTTATTCATTAATAGATGATAAGCAGTTCCTTCAAAGAAACGTTTTTCTTCAAAGCCTGATTTATCATGAGCCATATTATATAAAGAGATTACTGTGGAATCTATATACTTAGATTCTCTATTCCACTCTTCTTTTTTAAAATATTCTCTTTCTTCATGCCATTTTATTCTAAGTCTTTGAGGTAGATAACCCCTTTGAGCTTCGTTAAAATAGTATGCAGTAGATTCCATTTTGTGATCAATTAGATCTTGAGTTTCTGGTTCTAACTGACCTAAAACATTTGAATGGTTGTTTCTAAAATAGTTCTCTATAGTGTCTTCAGTAGTAATATATAGAGTTGGTGGGACAAATGTATCAAAATAAATACATTCATCTATAATACTAATATCATCAAGATACCCACTACCAAAAGTATGAATATCATTACTAGTACTTTTCTTATAACCTACAAATAACTCATCTCCAAAAGCCATACTGCCTTGAATATCATTAATAGTCGCTAAACAACCATCTACGAATATTCTTAGTATATTCTCATCTCTAGTAATAGTAAGATAATGCCATTTATCATTAAATGTATAATCTACTATAGCACTAGAATACTTTTCTTCTGGAGAGATTTGAATTGTAAAATATCCAGCCTCTTCTATATACACGAAGTCATTGTGACTATTTCTATCTTTTCGTTTATATGACAGTAAAGGAATCTTCTCATTCTTATTCATATTCTCTTTCTTAATTCTATATTTAAGATAGATAGTAAAGTTCTTTTGAGATTCCAAATGCTTTTTAAGTTTAGAAATATCTTCTAACCATAATCCAGCATTATCATTAAACGGTTTGAAATAAGCAGTACCAGCCGCTTCAATAATAGATGAGGTATCTGTAAAAGATACCCCACCTAAGTTTTTGATAGAAGAATTAGTGCAACCAGTTTTATCAAAATGGAGGTTTAGTAAAAAATTAGGCATTACGAATACCTCCTAAATTATTTAGGCAATAGAGCCTAGCATTGTAATTACATCTTTAGAATATTGAACCATGTCTTTACCACATACTTTTTCAATAGTCTTTTGATTATTCAAATAACCACCAACGTATGCATCAGTCATCATAGCAGAGAAAGCTGGGAAGTATTCTAATCCAAATACAGTACCAGGACCGAATTGCATCATCCATCTTTCTACAACAATATCTAAGCTAACTGCTTTAGGATTTAGATGCATTGCATCTCTTAAACAGTTAACAAAGATCTTAATATTTTCATATGGATTAAGATCTTTTTCTTTAATATCACTATGTTTACGACAAGCTTTTTCCATAGCATCTTCTAATAAGATAGCTTCGTTTCTGGAAATATCTGCTACTTTCATAGCGATATCTCTTGCTTTATTTTCATCTTCTAATTGAAGTAAGCCCATCAAGAAATACATAGCGGAAAGATAAGTAACTTGAATCTTTTTAGATTCTTGGATAGAAACTTTTGCCAAGAAATCAATGATATGAGTAAAAGAGTTTGCAAAACATTTAGTGATACTGATATTTAGGTTAGATCTACGTCTAAAGATATCAAAGTTTTTATGATAGATCATAGCAACACCAGCATTCATAAGATAAGAAACTAATGCAGTTTCATTTAAATTATAATCGCCATGTTTAGGGTCTTTAACAATGCAATTAGATGCATCGATAAATACTTTAATTTTACCACGGTCTTTACCTTTCATTTCTTTAGCACAGAATACTTTGAAAGTTCTAGGCAATGGAGTATCGCAGTCTAATAATACTGTATTATTAGAATTAAGGATACGCAATAATGCTTCGTCAGTTCTTTGACGTTTGAGATCTAAAATTACACCTTTGAATTCTTCAGTAGCTTTATCAATCAAAGGATCAGTCATAATAGCATCCAATAAGAGTTTTTGATATTTTGGATACTGTTTATAAAAGTAAGAGTCAGAGTAGGATTTAAGTTCCTTCATGAGTTTTGTTTCCTCCTATCAGATATTTTAAGTAGTTATTTTAATGTCCCTGCAGTAAATAAGCCCATTCCGTATATGATAAAATACGATGCCTTAGACTTGTTATTAAGTGATATAGAAAGGGGTAAAATTAAATGCAATTACAAGATATTTTAGATCTTCATGTAGAAATGAATTCTAGTGATAGATATACATACAATGGAAAGAATGTACCAAGAGTAACTGAAGTACTTTCTAAAATGATTAGTGAAGAGAAGTTAATGAGTTGGGCCAATAGTCTTGGGTTTAAGCACCAAAGATATAAAGATGTATTATCTAAGGCAGCTGTATTTGGTACTAAGATTCATCATGGTATAGAATGTTTTTTAAAAGGTGAAAAGGTTCCAGAAGATACTCCATCTATTTGTTTTAAAGCATTCCAAGAATGGTGGAAGATAATTGAAACAACTGATTATGAAATCGTTGGTCAAGAACAAAAATTAGTATGTGAATGGTATGGTGGAACTTATGATTGTCTTATGAAGATAAATGGTAAGCTATATCTTATAGACTTCAAAACCTCCAATCATGTTACTTATAAATATTATCTCCAATTAGCAGCTTATTCCAAAGTTCTAAGAGAGAAAGAAAATATAAATATAGATGGGGTGCTTATTCTTCAACTAAATAAATACCAACCTAAATACAAGGAATATATTTTAGACTTATCTATTCCAGAGCATAAAGAATATTTCAATCTATGTGAAAGAACTTTTGAGTCTATATTGTATAGCTACTATCATATTCATTACCTTGAGGAGAATTTTAATGATCTTGCCAAGAAACTTCATCAGCTCCAACCACAAAGTGCATGATAAGTATGATCCATTAAATATCTTTGAGGACTTTACAAGATACGTCAATGAGTTCAATAGAACTGATGGGAATAAGGTTACTAGATATATTAGAAAGTGGATTGTAAAAAATATAAAATTCCCACTATTAAGCAATAGAATCTCTAAAGGATCTAGAAAGATTTTAAAAGAGTCTTTCAAGCATCCAGAAACTTTAGTATATCATGTATTAAGATATTCAGTATTTCTTCTTTACTTTACAATCTTATTTCAAGTAGATTTAGAAGATCTTCTTAAAACTATTTTTGAAAATAATAGAGATAGCTGTGATATCATCTTTGAATACAATGATACTAGAGAGAATGCTTTCCAGCGTATCAATAAGATCATCATTATAAACTACAATCTAAATAGTTTATATCTTCCAAATAATGAAAGATTTATAAAAACTAAACTTAGATTAGATATGGATGAGCAGTATTATACTATAGAAGAAACTGTTTATAAATGCTCTACTAAGTTAGAGACTTCTACTGCCGAAGTAGAATCTTTTAGGAGATTTAGGATAAATGAAAAAGGACTAATTCAAAACCCTAACTACAGTTTTAGTACTAAGCTTAAAGCTGAGGAATACAGTAAATATTCTGTAATGGCTGTAAATATAATGGGAATTTTAGATATAATTTTAAGATCAGTCTTAAATGTTGGAGTTACCAAACAAGTTGTAGATGATACTAGAGCATAAACTTGCTCTAGTATTATTTTTAACTTAAATTTTGGTCACATACTATAATAGTGTAAGGAGTGATTAAAAAGAACAATGAAACAAGTAGTAAGTTTTGACAATACAAAAGATACATTCGTTGAAGCTCATATCTCCGATCTTCATTTTGGAACTATAGAGCCGATAACTGAGTATAAAATCTTAAATGAACAATTTTTAAACTATCTTGAAATGATGAATGTGTTAGATATAGTATCTGTCAATGGGGATATATTCGACCATAAATTTATGGCCAATTCAGATGCTGTAGTGTATGCTATTTCATTCGTTCA